AAGGAATGTGATATTGAGCAGGTGATCACCGCGCCGGCTATTATATCTGGTATATCAGGTGTGACCCATAAGAACGATTCGGGTTTCAACGACATGATGTCACGCATCGCAGTAGCTAATCCCACATCCCCTCTTGCTGAGAAATACGGAGACAAGGGAATTAAGGCAACGAAGACTCGCGAAGCAATTGGACGTCAGAAGGAGAGACAACTTAAATAATACCCCTCTTTGCTATGCTCCTGTGATAACTCTAACAAAGAAGAGCAACCATGCTAGCAATCGTAGAAACACTACCACGACTCACCAAGCGCGAAAAGCGACTACAAAGACAGCAAGGAGCCTGTACATTACAAGTTACGCCATCGTTCAATATTAAACGCATCAAGCCAATCACCGAGAATCAACAAAAAGTGTTTGATGCTTTCTATGAACAAAAGCATCTGTTCCTTCATGGGACAGCGGGTACAGGTAAAACATTTATTGCCTTCTATCTTGCTCTAAACAACCTCCACAAACAACAATCCGAACAGAATAAGCTATATGTAGTTCGTTCTGTCGTGCCTACTAGAGACATGGGTTTCCTTCCTGGTAGTCACAAGGATAAGATGAAGGTCTACGAAGCACCCTACTATGCAATCTCAACAGAGCTGTACGAGAGAGGGGATGCATACGAGATCCTGAAACAAAAGAACATTGTAGAGTTTGTCTCCACTTCGTTCATCAGAGGGATCACCCTTTCAGACTGCTTTGTGATTGTTGACGAGTGTCAGAATATGTCTGACATGGAGCTCCATTCAATTATCACGAGAGCTGGTGAGAATTGCAAGTTCATCTTCTGCGGAGACTTCAGACAGGACGATCTATCGTCCGAGCGTTTCAAGGAAGAGTCTGGTGTGAAGAAGTTTATGAAGATCATCGAGCAGATGCCTTCGTTCTCGTTTGTCGACTTTAAACCAGAAGATATCGTCAGATCATCCCTGGTCAAAGAATACATCATCACTCGAGAAAAACTTGGTATTGATGTGATTTAACTGTTGCCTTTTTATCAAAATGTCTCTATAAGGGGACATATATGAAGGAAATCAAACTGTTTAGAAATGACATCATTGAGTTACCGAAGCTCGTCCGGATTGACGGTGAAGTTCGATATTATGAAACGCCGGACGGGCAGAAGTATCCATCGGTGACGACTGTGCTGTCTGCAATGCAAGACAAGACACATCTCATCAAATGGCGACAAAGGGTAGGTGAGGAAGCGGCTGCGAAGAAGACAGCGCAATCTGCTCGACGTGGTACTGCAACTCACCTACTCTGCGAAAAGCTCGTACTCAATGAGCCTATCGATCTCAAAGAAGAGATGCCCCTCTCTGTCCATCTGTTTGGTCAGTTAAAAGGATACCTCGAAGAGCATGTAAACGACATTCGTTCTTCAGAAGGGGCTTTGTTCTCTCATAAGCTCAGAGTAGCGGGGTCTGTCGACCTTGTTGCATCTCATGATGGTGATCCTGCCATCATCGACTTCAAGACGTCTTACAAGAACAAGCGTAAGGATTGGATCGAGAACTACTTCATGCAGGCTGCGATGTACTCATACATGCTGTATGAAATGACTGGCCTCTATCACCCCAAGCTGGTTGTTGCCATTGCAATCGAGGAAGAATCACAGCCTCAGGTGTTTATCGAACACGTCAAGGATTGGATTGGCAAGGCCCAAGATACATGCGAAAGATATCATGCTAACCACCCTTCTAATTAATGACCACTTCTACTCGAATCCAGAAGAAGTAAGAGAGTTTGCTCTCAGTCAAGACTTCTCGGTGAAGGGAAACTATCCAGGTTCCCGAACTGTGCCTTTCCTCAATGAAGACACGAAGCAGGGGATCCAAGATCTCGTCGAACCGCATGCAGGGGCTATTGTGGACTGGGGCGAGCAGTATAGCGGATGCTTTCAGCTTTGTACAGCTCAGGATAGAACATGGATCCACGCTGATGTGAACAACACCTGGGCAGGCGTTCTGTATCTAACGCCAGATGCACCTCTCTCAGGCGGCACAGCGCTGTATAGGCATAAGGCAACAGGCCACACGACAGACCGAGGCGAGCTGTACGAATCATACGATTACACCAAGTGGGATGTTGTCGACCGTGTGGGCAACGTGTTCAACAGGTTGGTTCTTTATCGTGGAAACCTGTTTCATGCCTCTGTAGACTACTTTGGATCGGACTTTGTCAACGGCAGGTTGATCCAGACGTTCTTCTTCTCTACGGAGCGGTAACTGTTGATAACATTGTAGAAAAAAAGAAGGGGCTTCGGCTCCTTTTTTTATTTTCTCTGTTGTCTTTTTATGAAAATGAACGTATAAGGAGATATAGAGTGAGAGGAATGAGAATGTTCAAGTACATAGCAATCATCGTCGGAATTATCATCATGTGCGTTCCGGAAGATGCGAGCATGCTTCGGTTTGCAATCCAAGGCTTCATCGGTCTTTTGATCTTTGGTTTGGGTATAGTAGCAGCTCTCGATGAGAGCGAACGCTAATGCGCACTCAGACATTCTCAGATATCAACTTCAAGCGTCATTACCTGATCGATATGGTATGGCCGATTACATCTGCTCGCACTGGCGAAGTGTATAACGTGACGATGACCAAAGCTGGCTTCACGTGCAACTGCCCAGCCGGGCAGGTCCGTGGAAAGTGCAAGCATGCTCAGTATGTCCACGATCTTTTGGTTGAAGAAGATCCTTTGCCTGTCGATGAATTCTGTTGACCTTTTTGTGAAAAAGAGCGATAAGGGATATAGGATGAAAAAGGAAACAAACATGGTTACGAATCTCTCGGGTGGTGCTTTTGAACTGCGGTCCGGTCGCATGTGGACACACGGTATCAGCCCCTTCCGTGAAAGGGAAGCTCTGAAACTTCGCTGGGAAAAGGTCGGTCCGATCACTGGTCGGCACTTCTTTGAGATCAACGGAGTCCAGTATTCTGCTAAGACAATCTCACCACGAATCGAAGGCATCCAGATGCATACGGAAGGATATTAATATGACACTGTTTGAATATATCGCAACCTGCGAAAACCCTCATGAATTCATCTACGAGTGCCTTGCCGGCCGGCAGGGTCGGGATGAAGAAGAAACGATCTCTGAGATGTACTCTGAGGTCTCTGCAGATTACTGTCTGCATCCTGATGATGAGTTCGAACGCATCATCGACATCATGGTCGATCAGCTTGTGAAAGATTTCGCATAATAGCTGTTGACATTAATATGAAAATGCCCGATAAGGGTTATAGTGAAAACGAAAGGAACTTTATAATGGCTCACGAACTCGAAATTATCAATGGTCAGGCTCAAATGGCATACGCAGGTGATGTGCCTTGGCATGGCCTCGGCGTTCAGGTCTCGAATGACCTGACTCCTGAGCAGATGCTCAAGGCTGCTGGCCTCGATTGGACTGTGGATCCTGTCGAACTGTTCGCAGAAGTTGGCGGCAATCGTCTTGCTACCGGCCACCGTGCTCTCGTTCGCTCTACGGATCAGCGAGTGCTGGATGTCATCACCGACGACTGGAATCCTGTCCAGAACCAGGCTGCATTCGAATTCTTCAATGACTTCGTTGCTGCTGGTGACATGGAAATGCACACCGCTGGCTCGCTCAAGGACGGCGAGATCATCTGGGCTCTGGCAAAGGTCAAGGAATCGTTTGACCTGTTCAATGGTAAGGATCAGGTCGATGCATACCTGCACTTCACCAATCCTCACCGCTACGGTCAGTCGATCGACGTTCGCTTCACTCCGATCCGTGTCGTGTGCAACAACACTCTGACTCTTTCGCTGAACATGAAGTCGAAGAACATGGTTAAGGTTTCGCACCGCCGTGAGTTCGATGCTGACATGGTCAAGGAAGCTCTTGGCGTTGCTAAGCACAAGCTCGATCAGTACAAGGAGATGGCTCAGTATCTCTCGCAGAAGCGCTACTCGGAAGAGTCGGTTGTCGACTACTTCAAGCGTGTGTTCCCTGTTCTGACTCAGAAGCAGACCTCGGAAAAGATCCTGTCGAAGTCAGCAGAGCGTGCTCTGGAAGTGATCGATACGCAGCCTGGTGCTGAATATGGTCGTGGGACCTGGTGGCAGGCATTCAACGCTGTCACGTACATGACCGACCACGAAATTGGTCGTTCGGTCGATTCTCGCTTGACTTCTGCTTGGTATGGTGCTAATAAGAACCTTAAGACGAAGGCTCTCGAGACTGCTGTGGAGATGGCGGAGGTAGCGTAAGCTACCTCCTGCCATAAATAACTGTATGGCTAAGATAAAGCGTCAGTATCTCATACCATTCACATACGACCATGCTCCTGAGGAATATGGATTCGTAAGAGTCAACACGACCGATATGAAGAAGGTCAAGCAACTTGCTCAGTGTATCTTCGGAGCGGAGACCCAGTTGACAATTGCCTACGAAGACGTGGAGGTAGAAGAATGAAAAAGTTTCTAACAGTATTGGCAGCTCTCGCTGTGGTAGCAACACCCGTTGCTGCAGAGGCACACGGGAGAGACAACCATAATATTGAACGTCCACGCCGAAGTGGTGCGGGAAACTTGATTGGAGGTATCATTGTCGGCACTATCATTGGGTCTGCAATTGCCAGTTCTCGCCAACCGCCACAGGATACCTGGGATTCACAATACCCACAGGATACCTGGGATTCACAATACCCACAGGCTGGCGAATATCGCCAGCGCCGCCGCGTATGCTTCCGGGAGCAGATCGCAGAATATTATTATGGTCGCAGATTCATCCGCTACGAATATCGTTGCCGTTAAATTAAGGAAAAAAAATGTATAAGTTTTTAGCACTAGCTACGCTGGTTATCGCATCTCCCGCATTCGCACAGAAGACTCCTGTTGGGGTTACCTATGATGCTAACATCCTTCGTGCCTCAGATGGGGATACAGTTGTGGTCGAAGCCCAGTGGGTCCCTGCTCCTATGAAGAAGGAAATCGCCGTGCGCGTCTTTGGAGTCGATACTCCGGAGAAGTCGTTCCGCGCTCAGTGCCCTGCAGAAGAGGCAAAGGGCCAGGCTGCGTCAACCTTCACCAAGGATCTGATTGCGAAGGCTACCAAGAAGCAGTATGTACTGTACAGCTGGGATAAGTTTGGCGGCCGGGTGCTCGGCGATCTGATCCTGGATGGAAAGTCTCTCCGCGAGCAGCTGATCGCCGCTGGTTTCGCACGAGCTTATTTTGGTGAAGCCAAACAGTCCTGGTGCTAAAATAACTGTTGTCTTTTTCTCAAAAAGGCCCGATAAAGGGATATAGAGTGAGAAAAAAGGAACATACATGCTTACCCTTTCAGACATCAACACCCTGACCAACTCGCACGATGGCGACATCTACTCGGACCTGCACAAGGATGTGTATGGTTTCCGCCCCCGTTATGTCCGGTTCGAATCGACCGAGGAGTTCGATGCTGACTTCGAGCGTCTGGTGAAACAGCTTAACGTTCAGGAGACTGAAGAAGCTGAAATCCAGGCTCGTAACTTCACCAAGTTCGTTGCTCGCGTCGATGAGACGATGCAGCTCGTCCAGGGTACGGATCGTGTTCGTGCGATTGAGATCATTGCCGATGCGGAAGGCGAACTCGAGGATCTGAAGTTCTATGGGTACGAGCGTCTCGAGTGGGTCTTTAACCTTAAGTTCGGTTCCATCAAGCAGTGGCTGGAGGCTCAATAATGGACACTTATATTATCTCTACCAACAATGGTTGGATCAAGACAAACGATGAGAAGATGGCTCAGATGCCATTTACCATCGATGAGATGCTTGCTAATCATTCTCTTCTCGACGATCCTGGTACACTACAGGAGAAGCCAACCAAGATCTTCTTTGTTACCAAGAATGGTAAAGATTATTGGGGATTCGGCGAGTACCTATGAATCTCGAAGATCTTCTTAACGAGAATCCCAGCGATCCTATGGTCAATGCAGTGCAGACGCTGTCAGAGAAGATCAAGCAGCGCCGCACTCAGATGCTTGTTCACTCCTATCTCTACTATGTGCTAGACGATAGCATCATCACAGACGAGAAGTGGCAGCAGTGGGCTGAAGAGCTGACAGAGCTACAGAAGCAGAAGAATGAGATCGACTTCTACGACAAAGAGTTTAGCGACTGGAACGGGTCTACTGGGATGCATCTTCCTTCGCCTGCATGGGTTGTAAAAAGAGCAAAAAGCCTGTTGACTTCAAAAGTAAAGTAGACTATAAATAGTATATCAGTTGTTGACAATCAACAATAAAGGCGGAAAGACGAGGGTTCGACTCCCTCCACCTCCACCATAGATACACCACAGTGTGGACCGAAAGACTGGTCTTATGGGCGCTTCGGCATACTACGCAGTAAGACTAAATGGTGTATCTATGATGGGGGTGACCAGGATATCGATTTTCGTTGAATAGGGCGGTTCGAGACTGATTCGTTGATCGAGTACGATCATAAAAACTAAATGTCGCATCTAATGATAACGATATTGTTAATTACGCACTAGCTGCCTAATCTAACATGAGCTTTGCTGGTTGAGCTTTGAAACAGAATCAACCAGTACTCTTCTACGACGTGCTTCTGAAATTTTTCTTTTAGCATCTTCTGTGTGGGGTCTTCGCTGTCCTTTATGGGAGTCAGACATTTTCTTACGGGTTTCTTCTGAACGCTTTACCCCAGTAGATGCTTTTACCAACTTCTTTCGGGTTTCGTTGGAGACAATACGCCCCATACCAGCTTTTGACAATTTTTCTTTATGCTCTTTTGACCTAGGTGGTTTTTTCTTTTTACCACCCTCGCTCTGAGCAAGTCTCATCGCTTCTTGCTTCGTTATACTTTTAGTAAGACCAAGCCACGCAATTTTGTCGAATTCATTGCCGTATTTCTCATATAGAAGTCTATGGGCTTCGGCATGCTCTTCTACTGTGAGTTTTATTAGGTTATCAGGGTCGTCAGTACCACCCATATGCCTTGGGATAATGTGATGTACGTGATAATAAATAGTCATGCTGATACTCCTAGAAAGTGTTAGAGGTAGTGGGATGCCAGTCCGCGACTACCATCTATTTATAAAAAAGTTTACCAACACACAACACATACACACAAAAGGATATTAAAATGACTACACCTTATGTTCTCCGTATGGAGATGCTTAAACTTGCGCAAGATCAAGTAAACGCCCGGTTTTATAATGCCCGTGAAGCACGAGATGTTGCTATTAATAGCAAATTGCCAGTTCCGGAAGCTCCTACGTTTCCAACCACCGAAGAAATTATTGCCGAGGCGGCAAAATTAAAGTCTTTTGTCGATAGTAACTAATAGACTAGCATGCTCGAGTGTTTGATTATTGGCGATTCCATTGCTGTGGGCACTAAGATGTTTGCTCCAACCGAATGTGTTTCATATTCCAAAGGTGGTTGGAATACACGGCAATGGAATCGTAAGTGGGGTAGCACTCCACTCAAAGCCAACACGATTGTGATCAGTCTTGGCACCAACGATCATAACGGCGTAAATACTTTCAGAGAGCTATCGAAGATTCGATATCGAATCCGCTCTGTCAAGGTTGTGTGGGTCATGCCACCATGTAATAAGGGCTTCTGTAAGCCACAGATCAACCAAAACGTAAAAGACATTGCTGCTAAGTATGGAGATAATATCATCTCTACGTCTTATGTTGAGCCAGATAATATTCATCCGTCGTGGCGTGGGTACAAAGACCTCGTGAAGAAAGCGGGTCTGTGAACCGGTCTAAAAACACGATAGACGGCTCGAACTACAATTTCAGTAATATAAATATTAGGTTACCAAGGAGGCTGACACCCTCCATTGACTCTTACAATAGCTTCAAGTCAAAGTTGGCTAAGAAAGCGGAATTATTACAGATCTCAGATCGATGATAATTCCACCGACGAAACAATAATGATTTTGCATTCCTAGTAAGAGAGGGATGGATGGAAGATACCTTTGGTATTGCATTTTGTATCTTCTCATAGCGATAATTACAGTTGGAGTTGAGACACTCCTCTAAAGCTGTCACTATCTGCCAAAGTCATTTGACCTAAGAGGTACAAATGAAACTGTTTGTAAACAGAAAAGACTTTCCTTATCTACGTTGGACGGAAGGCTTCCTTATCGGAGTCGTGGCTGTTATAGGGGTTGCGTTAATAACACCCACTAAAGTTAAGATAGTAAAGATTCCGCAGATACAGGTAGTAGAGAAAGAAGTCATTGTTAAACAGCCTGTTTATCTAAACAAGCATGACAAACAACAAATACAATGCATGGCAACCAATACGTATTTTGAAGCCGCTCACGAACCTATCAAGGGTCGGATCGCAGTAAACAATGTTGTATTGAACCGTGCGAACGATAAGCGTTTCCCTAGCACACCCTGTGGAGTCATTAATCAAAAGGCTCGAGGCGTATGCCAGTTTTCATGGAAGTGTGAGGGAAGAAAACATATTCGGGATCAAGCTGCCTTTCGTAAGGCCAAGCAGATTGCTGAAAACGTATACCTAGGAAACTATGGGGACGTGACACATGGTGCTAAGTTCTACCATGCAGATTATGTCAGCCCTTCCTGGGGTAGAGTTTTTGATCGCACCACAAAGATCGGTGCGCATATTTTCTATAGAGGATAAACTTAATGATGATCCAAAAGCTAACACCACTTAATTTTTATGCAGACATTGAAGCACTCGTGTGTGAGCTCAGGACTGACTATATGGATGCGGTGGTCCACTATTGCGAGAAGAACAATCTCGAGATAGAGACTGCCGCAGCCATTATTAAGAGTAATGGTAAGTTCAAAGCCATTATTCAAAACGAGGGAGAAGAACTCAATCTTCTTCCTAAGACAGCGAAACTACCGTTGTAATTATATAAGTAGTTGTATATTATGAATAATGTGGACATGAAAAAACACACAACAATACGTAAATCATATGGAGAAAATACATGACAAGTTCATTCGCAGACCTTAAGCGTTCGGCCGGATCCAACATGGACCGGATGAAGTCAGAGCTCGAGAAGCTCAACAAGCCCACTGGGGGCGCAAGCAACAAAGATGATCGTTTGTGGTCCATCCAGGCTGATAAGGCTGGTAATGGATATGCTGTGATCCGCTTCCTGCCTGCACCTGGTGGAGAGGACATGCCATTTGTTCGCATGTGGCATCACGGCTTCCAGGGTCCTGGTGGTTGGTACATCGAGAACTCGCTGTCGACAATTGGCAAGCCCGATCCTGTTGGCGAGATGAATTCCAAGCTCTGGAATTCTGGCATTGATTCTGATAAGGAGACTGTTCGTAAGCAGAAGCGTCAGCTGACGTTCTACTCGAACATCTACGTTGTCAAGGATCCTGCTAACCCTGAGAACGAAGGCAAGGTCTTCCTGTTCAAGTACGGCAAGAAGATCTTCGATAAGATCAACGACATGATGAATCCTCAGTTCGAGGATGAGAAGCCCATCAACCCATTCGATCTGTGGACTGGAGCTGACTTCAAGCTCAAGATTCGTAAGGTCGAGGGCTATCGTAACTACGATAAGTCGGAATTCTCGGATGCAGCACCTCTGCTTAACGACGATGACGCTCTTGAGCGCATCTGGCAGTCACAGTACTCGCTCGCTGAGATCATCGATCCAAAGAACTTCAAGACCTATGATGAGCTTAACGTTCGTCTGAATAAGGTTCTTGGTGTTGGTGGTATCGGTGAGACCACTCAGTACAAGCCAGAGCTTGATCATGGGTTCTCTGCTCCGCCGCCCTTCAAGGCAGCCGAGCCGAAGCCTATGCCACAAGCAGTCGACGATGAAGATGACGACATCGGGCTAGACTTCTTCAAGTCTCTAGCAGACGACGACTAAGGAAAAGGGGGGCTTCGGTCCCCCTTTTTTATGCTGCGTTGAAGTAGGCTTTGTAGTCGTCTGCTGTATTGACGTTATGCGTTGTGATACCTTTCGCTGGCTTCATTCCAGCGAGATAGCTAAGAGGATTGCCACCACTAGGCGCTATGATAGGGCCTGGTTGATTCTGAATCACAGTCTTGTCACCGACCTTCTTCTGAATAGCCATACCAGTGGCCACAGGACCAACCTGCTTCTTAGGATCTGTAATGGGTTTACTTTTACCAGTAGAATCTTGAACTACTGCTTTACCCTTTTCTTTCAGGACAATAGGAGCTCCAGGATTGTAAGGGTTATCGGACTGACCCTTGACTCTCGAGCCTTCTACTGGTTCGAGGTGCCATGTTTCTTTTGGAAAGTAAGGAAGCCAGAAACCATATTTCTTGAGAAGACCTAGTTTCTCAAGGCGCTGAACGTCAGGAGTATTGACGTCAATAGCAACGCCAGATTCGTGAAGTGATCTGCCTGGAGGAGCTGCACGTTTAGGACCGTATTGCTTGAATAGTCTTTCTTGATCTGCTCTTGTTCTCAAAGCAGAGTTGATTTGAACTTTCTTACCTGTCTTTTGATAATGCTCAGCAGCCATCGCAGTGAATCTACGCTTCACGGGGTCTTTCAGGCCCTCGTAATTCACACCAGATCCAAAATTTGCAAACTGTTTAATGTTACCTTTAACAGCCTTCACGTTGTCGTTGAAGCCTGCGGCACCAGGAGCTTGCTTGCCGGCAGAGGCTGCCTCACTAGGCGCTCCTCCCACTGACTGGCCACCACCAGCAGCGCTCGTGTTACCCGCTTTTATTACTTGAACAGTTCCAGCTTTGAACCCCTCTATCTTTTCCATCGCCCCAAGCATTGCACCTCGTTGATTAGAAGACAATGACTGAAGGGAAGTTTCAGAACTTGCGCCCGTAGCTTTTACCACACTGTTAATGTAATTTCTAGTATTATTTTCTGAGGGAGGGGCGTATCTTGATATAGCCTGACCGATTGTCAAGTCTTTGTAATTTTTACCCTGAAAGAGTAAGGCTTCCTTTGCCTTCCTTCCATCTTGATATGCAGGGAATACCGCAAATCTTCCATCAGTGCCTATAGCATTGAACTTCTTAGCGAAACTACCATATTCTAAATTTCCGGGATTGTGGTTTCTCCAATTGCGAGAACCAATTCGCTTTTCAACTCTACCGGAATTATAATCAATCGTAGTGTATCCTTTGCCTGCTTCAGCAACTTTGCCATTTGCACCTGGGAAACCCTCGCCTCCGGCAGTTTCACTACTTAGAAGACTTCCCGCAGCGAGTCCAGCAGTGCCCACACCTGCTACAGCTGTACCAGCCAAAGCTTGGGCAGCATTTCCATCGCCACCGACGAATTTACCTATGTTAGCTAAGAAATCAGCTATTGAAGATTGAACATTGGTAACAGACTCACCAATAAAGTCTGAGAGCTTCGAAGTCCAACTACTGCCACGCGTGTCACTTGTGGGCTGAGCCTTCGCCGCCGGCGAAGCACCTGCATTACCTTTATCAACAGCTTTCGTTGCATTCTGTGTAAGCTGCTTCTCTACCTTTGCCTCGGTCTTTCCTTTTGTAGACGCCTGAGGCTTGATAGTCTTTTCGCTACTCTTCTTAGCAATCTCTGACGTAGGCTTAGCAGGCCTGCGTGTACCTTTAGTTCTCTCGTTCTGCTTCTTTACTGCAATCTTGGCTTTATTCTTCTCTTCTACCTTGACTTCTGGTAGAGGATCTTCAACAACAGGTTGAGTAGGAACGGCTTGAGTAGTAGATCCCTTTGCTGCATTGTCAGGAGCGTTTGCTTCATCTGTCAGATCGAGCTTTTGTAAACTTTTGTGTACTTCATTAATAACCTTAGTCAGCTGAGGAAAGACTTCAACCAGCTTTTCGTCGATCGACGACTGGTTGCCACTGTCCATAACCTGCAGAGCTTCGAGTGGAGACTTTGCTTTCTTCATGCTCATGATTGCAGCCTTTTGCATAGCTGCTTGAACACGAAGAATATTGCTGGTGTAAGCTGACATCCGATTGAAGGAAGTTCCAATCGATGTGAGAGATGAAGACATCTCGGTAAGAGTCTGCTTTGGGATTACCTGATCTTCAGATCCCGATCCCAAAAGAAATTTGGACTTGATAGTGTCTCTTGTGTCCGTATCCATCTTCATGCTGCCATTGCTCCTGCAACTGCACCAAAGTACAGTTGCTTAACGATATCGCCCATACCAAGATACGTTGGCTCGGGAACATTACCCATCCCCTTCGCTCTACCCTTTGTTGTGGGTGTATTAGACGGTCTAGGCATAGATGTACCACCGCCTCCTTGCATAGAGCCGGCTGGTGACGTGTCTGCTGAAGCTGCTGCGATTGCCGCGCCAGATTTAGTGCCGGGTTGTTCAACGGGCTTTGAGGCTCCTGGGGACAGGCCTGTAACCGGCGCTTGAGCCATTGGAGATTGTGTTGCAGCATCCGATCCACCAGATCCAGCTGGTTGTGGTGTGGGAGCAGGAGAGGCCGACGAACCACCACTTGGAGCTGCTTGAGAACCTCCCGACTCTCCACCTGCAGCTGCCTGAGACCCTGCACCTCCCGACTCTCCACCTGCAGCTGCCTGAGACCCTGCACCGCCCGTATCCGCTAGTGCAGATGGGGTGGGAGCTGATTGTTTGGTTGCCTGGGCTGGTGCTGCCTTGGGCGCAGTAGTTGGAATGTCGGGAGCCTTTGTTGCATCTGACGCGGGTGCCTTTTCATCTGAGCCTGTTAGGTTTGAGAGAGCAGACGTCACAAGTGTAGTCAGCACCCCTGTAACAAGACCCATCTTCATACCAAACATTGGATCGGATTCGGGAGCTACGCCAAACACACCCATATATGTGTCACGAGCAAGTGAAGCAACCATGGAAGGAATAGCTGTGAGAGGTCCACCAAGACCAGATGCTGCCTCGAGTCCAGCTCCAACCACATCACCTTGCAACAGCTTCCCAATAGCGAATAGGCCGCCTGCAGCCGCCCCTACAAGAGGGATCGACTTAATTGCCGTCTTGCCCATCGCGCTTCTTACAAGCGGCCCTGCAACCTTTTCGATTGCCGCCTTTGATACTTTGCCGGTGCCACTCAAAGCTGCGCCAGCTGCTTCTTTGGCTTTGTTTACACCTCTACCAATAGAAGAAGCAATCTTATTCGTAGACTTTGAACCAGTCAGAGTCTCTTTCTTGCCTAGCACAGCCTCAGCCTGGCGAACCTCAGCTGCACGATCTAACTTAAAGCTATCGGTCTTCTCAACAGTCTTGAAGTTGGTCAGAGCATCCTCTGCCTTGACTTTTTTGATCCCTCCCCTTTCGTTTTGCTCGTAGAACAATGTTCCAGTCTTAGTATCCCTAGACGTAACACCTTCTTTAACTCGGGGCCTCTTGCGTTGATTGGCTCTCGCTTCCTTCGCGCCACCGAGACCTAGGTTATCCAGTAGAGATTCGACAAAGACATTACCAAAACTATTCTGTTGCTGATCTTTGACTTTATCGTCAATTATAGCTTTAAGTTTCAGTATTGATTCGAGAAGCTTTTCAGTAGCAGTGACTCCAGGATCAATTCCCCCTCCGGCGCCTTCAGGCTGGATTGGAGTTGCATTGGGCTCTTCAAGCTGGGTCTGTGCTGATTGTGCTTCTGTGGTTTTTGCCTGGCGGATTAGAGCTTCTTGCTGCTCCCGAGTAATAGCTCCTAGTCTTACTGCAGTCTCTGCAATACTATTAAGTTGGCTAGTCAGGGTGCTGATAGACGGAGTATTAACGCTACTAGCACGCTCGCCACCAGCCATTGGTGGAAGGGTAATGTCGAACGTTCCCATCGACATAGCGCGCATTGCAGGCGATTGAAGTAGTCTTCCAACTGGGGATTTAGCGTTGCCGGCAATTCTTCCAGCATTGAGACCCATACGACCCAAGGCGCTTTTCAGCATAGCGCGGCCGACCTTCTTCCGCTCCATTCTCTTCAGACGCTTTTGGGCAGTGGCTCTTTTGGCAACGTCTTTGCCTACTTTAGAGCCACTACGACTGGCCGCGAGGGAACGCGTCTTTATCTTAGAGAAGAATTTACCTAGGCCGGCCATACTTACTTGTTCTTTTCCATCTCTTGTTTTTGTTTTTCAAGGTAGCTCAGTAACATATCGACATATAGGTCACGCTCGTAGGGCATCATATCTTCCAATTCAGTAATCGAATAATTATGATGCTGAGCCATAGCGAATATTGTTGTGTAATAATTCGCTAATGTATTGTGACTCAGCCCCAGGTAAAAAAATCGCTTAGCGTCGTGAGCTCAATCGTTCTTTCGCTACCCAAAGAGTTAGTGTATTCTAGTTTGTGATATAACGAAGGAAGCGAGTCAAAGAACTCCCGAATCTTATTGAAGGACTCGACATCAAGACTATCGATGAACTCATTCAGCTCAGCTTCTGTCGATTCCGATGCAAGATATACATCCTCTGCATCAAAGATCTGGTCGATACACGAACGAACCAGATAGTCGACAAGGTCTATGGAAGTGACATCATTCGGAACACCTTCGAGCATTGTCACAGAAGGAAACTTCATGATAATACCAACTTCATCTGTTACCATGATCTTGTTGTTGATTTCCTTTGTCTTCATCATCTCGACTTCATCGAGGTCGATCGTGAAGTCATAGACCTTGTTATCTTCGTTGTCCCGATAGGACACTTCAATCAAGTTGTTCACTGATCTTGCACGAAGCTTGAGGAACATATGCTCTAGATCGAACGTCGTCAGGGTATCGGTATCGAATGTGGGATCCTGAATACAGTTAGCAAGGACCTGCTTAATAGCAAGGACGATGTCTTTTTCTTGCCCAGCCTGCTGAGCTGTCAGAAGAATCTTTTCTTCTTTGACAACGAACGGACGGCATTTGATGCTTTTTGCTTGCGAAGGGACCTCAATATCAAAAAGAGGTTTGTCAATTTTAGGTAGTGCCATTGTTTACTCCAATTATCTAATAATTATAAAAAGTCTGGGGATTGTAAAACTGGTTGTGTTTTATTAGCGGGATATGATACCTCAAAGTCGGTAATAGAAAAGGGAACAGACATTTTGACGAGTTCGTCGTTTGAGTTCCAATCCAAATCGATAGAAGGCAATGTCTTTGGGAAAGCCTTGAATGCTCTTACGTTTAGGATAGGAACATTACCTTGTGCAATTGTGGGGACAGCCTGCCCACCTACAGAAGTGCCCGATGGTGTGTATCCATCGTAAATAGAGATCGAGAGATCGGTTGTATACGAATCCTTGTAGCCCACTTCATACGCCGCAGACCTTTGCCTACCAATGGTATAGGACCTGTCAAGTGTAGACTGACCCTTTGAGCCCTGGAAGTTCACAATTGTATTGAACCAATCATAGAACAGGTTATGTAGCTTCGATTGAGCGTCGACAAGAAACGTCAGCGTGATGTCATCAAACGTGAGGTTGCTAGCAACGTTTTCGTTAGGACCGATACCAATTCTTGGTTGATCAAGGGTGCTAAGAGTGATGCCGGGAATCTGAGCAGAGTGACATCTAAGAGATATGAGAGCATCTCCAAAGCCATAGAGCTCTCTGTTGTCTCTGAGGTAGCTAGGTAGGTTGAAGTTCACTAAGAACCTATTGGTTCTCATTACCCCACTCTTATCTAGACTTGCCTGGAAGTTTGAAATTTGAAACATTTACTTACCCATCGAGATTTTGGATTCTGCCCATACTTGACTCGTCGACGCTTTCGAAAACCTCTCGAGCGGCAAGAATAAAGCGATGTCCCACTCAGAAGGATACACATACATGAATCTCGAATTCATATGTGAGAACAAGTACTGCTTCACACACGGTTTAATCCACTTTGATCTTGCAGCTCTATTTAGCAGTTTATATGTGCCTTGAATTCTGGTCGACTCGTCGTATCGCTGATTATTAACAAGATCGTAAAGACTATCCATTAACTGAGCTCTGATTCTGTGAGGTAAGTAATGGAGGTTGATACCCCAGAATCTATCTCCCTCTACCTTGAAGGGAAAGATCATTGGAAAGCGGTCGTAGTATGGAAGAGTCTCTTTGAACTTGGGATCATACATGAACATGTACATGCTACCAGGCTCGATATTTGATACCAGGCGAGTCTTGTCCTTATTCAAAAGCGACTTCTCGTTGATATTAGACCCATACTGCTTTGCAGCATCTCTATACCACGCACGAGCTTGATTAGTACGCGCAGGAATCTGTCCAGCACGAACACCCTGTGTGATAATTGTATCAAAAATAGTGGCCACTAAAATTTAATCCCTAGTTCTTTTTCCGACATAATAACGAATCTCCAACCTCTGTCTTTGCAATACTCTTCTGCAGCAGCCCACTTTGCAGAGTTAACACCCCATGTCATAACCTCTGTGATGTACCTTCTTGTGGGCTTCTGTCCTTTAGTTATCTTTACTTCCGGAGGTCTAGTCTGCGCAGCGGGCTTTACCTCAATCAATAAACTCTCAAGAGATCCATCTCTGCCCTTTCTCTTCACAAAGAAATCTACAAAGTATCTATGGCGCTTTCCGTCTATTGGAGATATGTATGGTATCACAACCTCTTCAGATGACCACTCAATAACGTCTGGATGCATATCCAAATGAGCCATGAGCTTTAGTTCCCAACTGCTCCTATAAATAATCCTTGAAGCATCACCTTTGTACTTTTTGGGGTTTTGAGCTCTGAACGTACCTTTATGCGCCATAACTATATTGGATCCAATGATAAATAACCTATAGATAAGTCCATAAATATATTTATAAAGAAAACAGGAACACCAAAATGGCTTTTAATATCGGTAATTATATAAAGTCGGAGGTGAAATCGGTCGACGACAAATTCCTCGATGGTATTGTTTCCGGAGCTACTTCAAAGCTCCCCGTTGGTTTGATATCATCTGCATCTTCAACCGCTCAATCGCTTTTTAATGTTGGTGCTTCATTCGAATCAATCTCTGCCTTTACTTCACAGAAGACAGACTCTATTGTGAACCAAGGTTCAGATATGTTCTATGCATTAGCCGGAAAAGATCCTGCCCGCGTTGCAGGAGCTGACCTCAAAAAGCTGAGAAGAAGAGGCCTCGAGAATACTGATGCGTATCTGTCAGATATCAACCCATCAACTAAGATTGCCGCTAAGAAGAGAAACGCTGGCATGATTCTGGATGCGACAATCTAATGGCGGCACTATCAGCGTATGGTATCCTCGATACTGCGAAATACTATTGCACTCTTTCTCTTATGAAATACGAGATGCCCGAGCCTTTCGATGAGCCTAAGTACGAACTAGACAAGATCATCCGTCTCCCGCTGCCAGCAGAACTGAGAGACGACACTGCGGTCTCTTACAACAACATCGACATGAAAATTGTCGGAGACTTTATGAACGATGATGTTGGTTCGGGAGCAATGGCCCAGGTACTACGCTCAGCATCTGCAGCCCCTGCTGCGCTAGGTGCCAGTTTGTCGACCGCTGCCCAGGTAATCCCGAACGTAGGTGTCGGTATGCTCGCGAGTGTAGCAGGAAGTGTAATCTCTGATAATGCTGATTCGTTTTCATCTGCTATTCAACAAGGTCTCGGCGTTGCTCCTAACCCCAATCCAGCAGTAGCATTTCAAGGCCCACAGCTAAGAGAAATGAGTCTTACCTGGACTTTGATGCCCACTAATGAAACAGACAGTAAAAAGATTCGTGCTATAATCAACCACCTGAAAATGAGAGCGTTGCCAGGCAATCAGGTTACCGATTCTGCTGCTATTCTTAACTATCCATACCTGTGCCAGGTTAACTTCTATCCTTGGGACAATGGCGGCCGCGGAGACTTTGGGTGGAGTGATAACTCTATTATCAAAATGAAAAGAGCCTTTATGGCATCTGTCAATGTTAACTATACTGCAGGAAGTGCGCCGGCGTTCTTTGCTGGTGGTCACAATGAGCCTGTTGTAGTGCAGCTATCGATTAACTTCAAGGAAATTGAGTATTTTCTCTCTAACGATTTCGGAGGAGAAAATGGTGGGGGAGCTATTGACTTTTACGGAGCGGTATTAGATATTGCTGGAAGTTTGACCGAAGGAGTACAGAATCTGCTGACGGGTTCTTCAGACGATAGCAATCCAACAGACGGAGCCACTGACACATGAACTATTTCGACAAGCTCCCCACAATTACATATGCAAACAATCTAGTCAAGAACATTATGTCTAGATCGCGCCTTTCTGATAGCATAAAAAGCAATCAAACAGCCTTCTATCCGTATACCATGGACGCTGACGATAGGATCGACACTCTATCCAACCTCTATTACGAGAATCCAGGCTATACATGGCTAATTTGGCTCACAAATGACGTTATTGATCCTTATTTCGACCTCACATTAAACGATGATGACTTCAACGATCACATCACATCCAAATATGGATCCTATGATCTAGCTGCTCGTAAGATCAAGGTATATAGAAACAACTGGTACGACAATATAGACGTTTCAATTACACCCACACAGTTTAATTCGCTGGCTAATGGCACGCAGAAGTATTACGAACCAATATTAGACAATGTCTTAAACGTTGCAAGATATGTCCGTAAGAGACACGACGACATTATAGCCACGAATAAGATTCAATCTATTGCTATCTCGTCTGTGACAGGAACATTCGAGGTCGGCGAAGAAGTTCAGACCAACGGCACTAACTATGCATTTGTCACGCACGTAAGTAATACTGCCTTAACTGTTCAGCATATTACAGGAACATTATCAGGGACTATTACTGGTCAAGAGTCAGGCGCCACTGCAACAGTGGGCACGATCACAACAATCCTCCAACCAATATCTGCGGTGGATGCTCCTTTCTGGTCTCCTGTAACATTTTTAGAATATGAACAGGACCTCAATGAAGCCAAGAAGGTCATTAAATTACTTGATGTAAGATACGCTTCTCAGGCAGTTAATGATCTCAAGAGAACTATGAGTGCTAGATGAGTTTAATTAGAAACCTTTTTGAAAGTGTAGAGAGATCTTTATTCGGAGCAGTAGCTTCGGCAGTGGTTGGTGCGTTCCAAGACGGTGCCAACGCAAAGTCTCCTTCCGATTATCAGCCGGGGGATGTGACTCTGACTGATATCGTTCTGATGTCTGAAGGCCAGGACCGTGTATATTCTCTCATGAAGCAGTGTGTGGGGTTTGATATCTACGAGAGTATTATGTCTCCTGTAATGTTTGCAGAGGTTGTTATCTCTGATAGTATGGGTCTACTACAGTCTTTCCCTATCATTGGCGAAGAATATATTAAGATATCGTTTAGCACTCCCAAACTAAAAGGTGCACCGGCGACGTTTTTGTTTAGAGTCAATAGCGTCAAAGATAAGAAAGTTACCGAGTCCACTAATAAAATTACCTATACTCTTCAATGTGTCTCTGCTGAGCTTATACACAATTCCAAGCAGCTTGTCAACATCAAAGAGAGCAACACTGCAGATAATATTATCAAAAGAATATTCGAAGAGTTTCTCCCATCTCAGAAGCAGCTGAATATTGCTTCCACTAGTGGTATCCTGGACGTTCTGATAACGAGATATGCACCACTCCAGGCAATCGACTATGTCAGGCAAAAGGCAATTTCGTCAAGATACGAATCGTCTTCATTTTGTTTTTATGAGAATAGAAACGGATTCAACTTTGTTACCATTGAGCAATTGATGGAACAAGGAGCCAAGACAATCGAAGCTGGAAATAGTGACAAGATCTTTTTCTTTGATGCATCGAGAAAAGATAATGCAAAGAATGTCACGACGAGAAATATTATCGCATACAATCAAATACAATTTGGTGATACAATTTCCCAGATCAAGTCGGGGGGTCTCAATAACCAGGTCCAGCAGTTTGATTTAATCACCGGCGATGTCACAAAGGTAACGTATACCGATAATGAAGGAGCCGACAGGTTTAAGTCTTCTTCTTCATCTGGAGCTTCGGGCAAGACTACATCATTTACCAGCAATCATGGTAGATCGACAACAGTAGCTACAGTATTCCCTATGAGATCTGATAAACCCGAAATAGATATGGCCGGCAAGATGGCAAAGGTAAGAGCGTTCGCTCAGAAACTTTCGCAGAACATTATACAGATTCATATCTATGGGGATTCTACTATTAACATTGGGGACATGATTGAGTGTCGACTACCTGCAGGTTCTGACGCAAAAAGTATTGCTGGGGAGTCGAGACTCGATAGTGGTAACTATCTGGTTGCCAAGGTAAGACATATTGTATTGAATAGCGACCGTCCTCAATATACTCAGGCGCTCGAATTAATTAAAACAGATCTGCAAGAGGTTACATCATGACAACTAAACAGATGGGGGAAGAGGGCTTCCGTTGGTTCATAGGTGTAGTTGAGGATGTCCAAGATCCCAAGCAACTGGGCCGGGTAAAGGTTCGTATTATTAATGAGCATGATGAGGGTGTGACTACAGAAGATATGGAATGGGCCCATATCCTGATGCCGAACACATCTGCATGTGTTGATGGCGTAGGAGATTCACCCAATCTTGCAATTGGATCGCGAGTTGTTGGTTTCTTCATGGATGGTAATGAGAAGCAGATGCCAATGATTATGGGATCCTTTCCCACGATTCCTGGTAACGATACAAACAGGCATTCTCTCTCTTGGCTCCATAGAGGCAAGAATACTATCTCTCGGAGTACTATAGGTCCCGAGCCCGAGGCGTCGTATGCTGCGCAATATCCGTTCAATAGAACAATTACTACCAGAGGCGGCCACATCATCGAATTAGATGATACTCCCCAGAATGCTCGAATCAATATTCATCATAGCTCCGGTGCCTATATCGAAATAAATAACGATGGACGGATGGTTATTAAGGCTGCCTCTGATTCAATCGATGTTGTTGGAGGAGTGAAGACAGTATATGCCAAGGGCGATATCGATATTGTTTCTGAAAAGAACGTCACCATTGCAGCTCGCAATGGTATCAAAATGGGAGCTCCTGGTGGTGTGACTATCACGGAAGGTAGCTTGACGGTCAAGGGTGCTATTTCTTCTGCAGTTGGTGTGTCAGGAACGTTCACAACACCGACAGGCAAAGTTGTTGAGGTGCTCAATGGCGTTGTGGTAAACATATCTTAAGGAAAATATTATGGGAATTTCGGCAAAAGAACTAGACGTCAATACAAGACACATTAACGAACTGGCCGATCAGATTCGTTATAACACCGACTGTGAAGTTATAAAGCTGGTTATTGAAGAGCATCTTGGTAGCATTCAGGATCTATTCAAAGACATTCAAGAAGAACAAAAAGAACTGCTTGCAAAGATACTACCGATACTTCAACTACCCGGGCCCAACCCTATTGCTATTGTCAAGTGGATATCCAAGTTCGTTACAGGATTAGTCACTCCTCAGCTACAGGCTCACATTAAGTATACCAAGAAGCTAATTAAACTTGCCGGAGCCATTCTCAATGTGATTGCGGCTATTGAAGAAGCGGCAAGAAATCTACCTCAGTGTGCTGTTGATATTAAAAACGAAACTCTCGATCAAATAAGAAGCGAAGTAGTTGGTTTGATCAATACTGCATTACAGGAAATCGAAGGGTCGCAAGTAGGCCTTCTTGCTATTATCGATGCAGGGAATACTATCAGTAAAATTGATACATCCTCGCCCGAGGCATTTTTAGCTACAGTCGATAGCGCGGCGGCGGCGATCGATGCGGCTGCAAACGTTTATAAGAATGAACCATAAGATTCAATAATAGGATAAAGTAAATGGCACGTGCCGATAGGTTCACAGAATTAACGAATAAGGATGAGATCTACTCAGATTTTCTCGTCAATCTTAACCACCATCCAGTGTCTGGCGTCCTACTGCGTTTTGCAAACGAGAAGGCTGTGACAAGATCTATCCGCAACATCATATTGACTAATAAGGGCGAGCGCCTTTATCAGCCAGATGTAGGTTCGGATATCAAAGCTATGCTATTTGAGCCTATGTCAGCTTTCACAGCTAATGCGCTAAGAAAGATTATTGAGGATGCTATAACGCAGTATGAACCAAGAGCAAAGATCATGAGGGTCGAGGTCATTCCATACGAAGAACAAAATCGCTATGTTATAACGATTGTGTATATGTTGATAAATAAACCAGACCCTATATCAGTTAGTGTCACACTTCAAAGAGTACGATAATGGCCGCCAATTCATCAATCATCCTATCGAATATCGACTTCGACACTCATAAGAATACTCTTAAGCAGTATCTGAAGTCGCAGACGCGTTTCCAGGACTATGACTTCGAAGGTTCAAATATGAACGTCCTTCTGGACGTTTTATCCTATAACACTTTCCACAATATGTTCTATTTGAATATGGTAGGATCGGAAATGTTCCTTGATACAGCGCAGATTCGTGACTCTGTGATGTCCCATGCCAAGGAGCTAAACTATACGCCACGGTCATTCAAGTCGGCAGAAGCAAACGTCAACATTACAATTACTTCCAATGTTCTGAATAAAAGATCAATTGCTATTCCGCGTGGCACTACATTCACATCTAGGTTTAACAACAGAAACTATACTTTCTCTGTGGGCGACAGTGTGATCGTCACAGACTATACAATCAACCCAAATAATACTATCTCGTTTCTCGGTTCAAACATTACTCTTTTTGAGGGGTACTTCGTTAACGATAGCTTTACCTATACAGCAGATCGGAATCAGAGATTCATTATCTCAAACAAGAACTGTGATATTTCATCTATTGCTGTAACTGTAATTGAGGATGTTGGGGCTACACTTTTCACATACTCAAGAGCCACATCGCTATTCAACATCGACTCCAATTCCAAGATATTCTTCGTACAAGCCTGCGAGAATGATTCATACGAAATTGTTTTTGGCGATGGAGTAACTGGCAGAGCTCCCAAAGACAACTCTATTATCTCTATAGAGTATAGAGTATCAAACGGACAACTTCCAAACGGTTGCAATACGTTCAGAGCAGATTCAACTATTGATGGTGAGTCTGCGATTATTGTCTCTGTTAACAGTGCGGCCGCTCAGGGTTCTGTTTCAGAATCTATCGAAGAGATTAAGTACAATGCTCCTCGTCACTTCACGACTCAAGAGCGCGCTGTTACGACAGAAGACTATGAGAACCTTTTAAAGCTAAACTTCTCGGAAGTCAACGCTGTTTCTGCATATGGGGGAGAAGATCTTGATCCTCCTCAATACGGTAAGGTGTTTGTTGCTGTTGACCTCAAAGAAGTAGACGGCATTCCGGAAGTTAAGAAGGATCAATACTACAGATTCCTCAAGCCAAGATCGCCAGTGTCCATCGATCCTGTGTTTGTCAACCCAGACTACACATATATCGGATTGAATGCTATTGTGAAATATAACATCAATGTCACAAAGCTGTCGTCAGAAGATATTAGAACCCTTGTCACTGCAGCAGTGACCAAGTATGCCCTGACAAATCTCAATAACTTCAATAGAGTGTTCCGCTATTCAAATGTCGTAGAAGCCATTGACAATGCTCAGGTAGCTATTATCTCTAACGAAACATTTGTTAAGGTGATCAAGATTATCACCCCTGCCCTTGGCGTAAACAATACAATTGATGTCAACTTCCAGGTCCCTCTGGACACCACCCAATCAGTTGCCAGAGGTGGATATTCAATTACCTCGACCAGGTTCTTGTTTAACGGAGAGCGCGCAACACTCCAGGACGATGGATTAGGAACGGTAAATATAGTATCTTCTACTGGTAGTGTAATTACCAATATCGGCACTGTTAATTATGAAACTGGACAAGTTCAGCTTTCAAACTTTAACATTACTTCATATGAAGGTCCTGGTATTAAGATTAAAGCTGAACCACGTAACAGAGACATTAGTGTTATTAACAACAATATTATTAATATTGTAGAAGATGATATTACTCTTACTATTCAAGGCGTAAGCGGTTAATAAATGAGAGACATTCAAGCTAAAATTTCTCCGCTAATCAAGTCGCTCTTTCCTTCGTTCTATTTGGACGAGGGAGAGGACTTTGTTGCGTTTGTCGAAGCCTACTATGAGTGGCTTGAATCCAATCACCAACAGCTCGAGCTGACGTCAAACACAAACTTTGTTGCAGGTGATACTGTAGTGCAAGGAAACACTACAGGAACTATTGTCTCTGTACAGGGTAATAATATTCTAGTCAGTGTAGATAATTTTGACGCATTCAGATGTAATATCCAATGTGATGAATATGTTACCATTAGTTCTTCTTCGGGTGGTAATACATTCATCGAGAAGCAATATAAGCTGAATCCTATCTACTATGCCCGTAAGTTGTTTGATATCAGAGATATCGACAGAACTCTTGATCAGTTTATTGTTCACTTTAAAGAACAGTATCTCAAGAATATTGAATTTGATACCAATACAAACAAAAGACTTCTGGTAAAGAATTCATTTGACCTGTATAGATCGAAGGGCACAGAACGTTCTGTTGATTTGTTCTTCAGACTGATCTATGGTGCTTCGGCTACTGTATATTATCCTGGCGAAGACCTTATGCGTCTGTCAGGTTCGCAATGGTATAAACCACAGTACATTGAAATTACCAGCTCACCTAGAACAATTGACCTTGTCGGTAAGCAGATCACTGGTGTTCAGTCTGGTGCAATAGCATTCGTAGAAAAGTTTATTAAAAGAAGAATCAAAGACGGGTTTGTCTATGTTCTTTATATTTCTAACGTTTCGGGGCAGTTCATTAATAATGAACCACTAAGAAGTGATCGGGTATTGTTTGATCTACCAAGAGTGGTAGGATCGCTGACCGGTCTCACTGTGACTGGCGGGTCGAAGCTGTTTGCTGTTGGTGATTTAGTAAATTTCACTTCTACTCGAGGTGCTGAAGCAACGGGTAGAATCTCGAGCATCTCAAACGAGACAGGTGTTGTAGACTTCGAATTGTTAGATGGTGGATGGGGGTATACTGTATCAGCTCCGACAGCTGACTTCTCAGAATCTGAACTAGCTAAACGATCGCAGGTGATTGTGTCTACAAAAGTGTTGACGCTCTCAAACGTTGTTACATCTAATACAATTGCGGGCTTTACTATCACGAGCGGAGGTACGGGGTACAGTAACGCCGATATCATTACAGTACAGTCAGCATATACTAACTGTGTTGCTACAGTGAATACTAATGGCTCGGGTGTAATTACTAACATTCATATTACTAATCCAGGCACAGGATTTTTCACTTCCAGTCCAACTGTTTCTATTGCTACATCCGGAGGGACTAGCGCATCAATTCAAGCTACTACTAAGGCATTCACATCATACTTTAAGTATTTAGAGAAACTGACCCAAAGACTAGCTACTGTAGAATATGATACAGCTGTTAATAAAAATGCATTTCTTGCTGGCGAACACATCTATGTTAGCAATGGATCAGCAAATCTTGCGTTCGGAACCATTATAGACAACACTGTCGGTTCGAGTACTAACGGGGTTCTGACTATTTCTGTTTCAAACAATGGACTGTTCGGAACATCAAATACTATAGTATTAGCATCAAATATTGCAGTGACAGCAAATGTGGCAGCTATTACTAATACATCCGCAACCGCTACTGTAATGGGTGTGCCATATTCTGCCAACCTAGCCCTCTCTAGTATAAGCGGGGCCTTTGCCAAAGATGATGTGGTATTTCAGCTAGATGCTCAGGGTGTTGAGGTAGCTAATGGTGATATTGTTTCCACATCTATTTCCGGTGTTAGTGGTAGAATTGAGGTTCATAACCTGAAGGGTGTGTTTAAAGCAAGCCCCACTCTTCCTTTGAGAGTTAGATCTAATGGAAGTCTCGCAACTATTATCAATATAGATCTCACTGTAGGTCTATATCAAGTTTCGAACACATTTACCAATACCTTTAGTGTTCCTATCTTCACTAGCAATACAGCAACGTTAGCTAATGTTGTTGCAGTCTCTGCAGGGAGTGGCGCTAACTTTGAAGTTGGATCAATTACTGATTCAGAAACAATCTATCTCAATACAGATAGATTAGCTGGCAATGGAACATTTACGAATGCTGTAAGTCAATTGTTCATGACCATTCCTATTAATAATCCCGAATACGGGTTCTTCAAGAACCCAGCAGGGAACTCAGCCGCGGTAATTTTTAACTGCTTGAGCTTTGACGCCTTTACCATTGGCACGATCGGAAGAATTACAGAGATCAACCCAGGAACAGGCTATACTGTCGATCCTTATGTGCTAGTCGAACAACCATTCCTGAGTGGGTTTGGTAGGGAAGACTATATTATAGAGATTAGTGGTGCAACAGGAACGTTCCGGACAGGTGAACGCCTTCTGCAGACCAACACACTGTTAACAAAGACTACTCTTGTATTGAACGATGAGACCGGCCTTGCTGTTGGAGAGAGAGTGATTCAAGGTTCTGCTAATGGAATCATTGATACTATTCAAGCGACAGCTAATACCATAATTGTAAAGGATGTTGCGGGCGTATTCCAAGTCAACGCCACCCCAATTACGTCTGCTTCGAATGGTTCCTTCACTGGAACAATAAGTTCAGTATCTATCAATTCATCGATTACGTCAACAGCAAAAGGCATTGTCAAGGGCTCAAATACGACACATTTAATGGTTAAGCGTATTCAATTTGATAATCTATTCCAACCGACATTAGAAGTCACCGGACAGCTAACAGGTACTGTTGCTACAATTGTCGGTGTAGAAGAAGACAACACATTACTTCCAATTGGACTAAATGCAAATATTACAGCCAACACTGTCACAGCAAACGGATCTGTTACCGGAATTCAAATATTCGATTCTGGCCTTGGATATAAGAACGGTGAGGAAATCACTTACGTATCTGCAGATGGTACGAGAAGTGGCACGGCTATTGCTAATGTATTCGGTATTGGCACCGGTGCAGGATACTATAAGGATACAAAGGGACAATTGAGCTCAACAGCCAAGGTTCAAGATGGCGATTACTATCAGGAATATTCTTATGAGGTTCTTTCGAGAATTCCTCTCGATCGATACTCAGAGATGTTCAAGAAGGTCATGCACACCGCCGGCACAAGATTCTTTGGTGGAGTTGTACTGGAGGACAAGTTTGTTGCAAACGTTGCCTATGGTGACTCATCAACCACCACATTCAATCCTGTAGACGCTGACTCGTTCAATGCCCTATCTGATGTAGCGGGAGATACTATTACGCTGACAGCGCATGCGTTTGCAAATGGTATGAAGGTGAACTATTACACAGCTATTGGTAATACAGCTCTCACAGAACTTGGTAACAACAATGTGTATTATGTAGCCAACACTACTACCAATACTATCAAGCTGACATCAAACCCAAGAATCTTTACATATTCGTTTAATAGTAATACTAATATTAGTGTAGACTCTGTTGCTAACCCAGCTGCAAACGACTTCATCACTCTGACGCGCCACATGCTGCAGAACAATGATATTGTCAAATATTCCACAGCAGTTGGTAATACTGCTGTCACAGGTCTTGCAAACAACGGTCAGTACTATATTGTGAGCGCAAATAACACTGGCGTAAAGTTGGCAGCCACTAGAGGTGCAGCGGCAATCAATATTGTCAAATCTCTTTCAGAGAATGGTCACTTCCTTACTACTACAACAATAAATATAACAGACGGATTAAACGAGTCTGGCCACAACATCGCCCAGGTAAACGAGGCATAAATATATCCTATGAGCACTACACAAATCGTATCCAAAAGACTTAACGTAGCTACGGCACTCGACTTTGTCGATCAGGTCTCTGTTGGCTCAGCTTATTATGTCTTTGCGGCAAAGCATACACAATACAGCGGTGGGGATACAACTATCCCGGCGCCTAATGATACTGTAGTAAACAACTATATCAACATCTATAATGATATGCTGTTTGGTAAGAGAGTTGGTAATACAGACATCAAGCCAATGATTCCAAGATATGATTGGACGGCTGGTACCACATACGCAATGTATGATGATATTGATCCTGTACTGTATACAAAGCAATTCTACGCAACCGTGAATGCGGGGGCTCAATATCACGTATATAAATGTCTATTCAACGACTACGGCACTGCATCTACTGTTGAGCCTTCAGGAACAGACAACGATACATTTGAGACGTCGGATGGCTATCTTTGGAAGTACATGTACTCCGCCAATAATACCCTTATGAGTAAATTTGCAACAACGGAGTATATGCCTGTTGCAAGTAACACATCCGCTACTGCTAACGCCACCCCTGGATCAATTGAAGTGATTAAGGTTGAAGATGGGGGCGTTGGTTATGCAAACTATCTTGTGGGTTACTTTGAAAAAGCAGAAGACATACGAGTATTGGGTGATGAATACCGATATGCCTTGGGTTCCACTGCGAGTACTGTTCCAGACTTTTATACAAACTGTCTTATCAGAATAACATCTGGTAACGCAAAAGACGAGTATAGAGTCATTACAGGATACGTTGTTGGTGCCCAAAAGATTGCTGTTCTTAAGGATCCGTTTGATGGAGCAATTGAGGTAAACGATACATTTGAAGTATATCCGTTTGTCGACGTATTTGACACTGGCGGATCCAAGTTCACAAACTGTATCGCAAGAGCTATTATCACGGGGGCGTCGAGCAACACAATCACCAAGGTTGAGGTACTAGATCCTGGTTCGGGATATAAGTCTGCTACTGTGGTGGTAAGACCGGCCAGTACAGTCGGGGTAACTGCTAGTGCTTCTCTTAGAGCTATTATGTCTCCCCCTAATGGTCATGGAGCTAACTGCTTCTCAGAGCTAGGAGCAAACTATGCTGGCGTCGCAGTTAAGTTTGTCGAAAATGAAGGCGTAGCGCCTGGCGGTGAGCTAAGAACAGAGAATGACTATAGACAAGTTGGTCTTCTAAAAAATCCTCTGTTTGCTAACGTAGAGATTAAATATTCTGCAGGTAATACAATAGGAGCCTTCCTTCCTAACGAGCACGTGTCCCAATACACGAGCGTTCGTTTGCAAGGAACGGCTAATACATTTACCAACTCGACAATTAAGGGTGTCAGCACTCTTTTTCAAGACAGTATAGCTATTGGTGATCGACTGCTTGTTTCAGATGGTCTTAATAATGTATATGGCAACGTCTTGTCTATTGTTAGTAACACTCACATTACACTAGATGTAAACGCTAGTTTTACATCTGTATCTTGTAATATCTCCCTTGTGAATGCGTTTTCTTATGGAATCATTAGTGCCAACTCGGCTGGTGTAATTTATCTCGCTAATGTAAACGTGTCCACTGTCTCTCAGAGTATGAGATTTGTTGGAGAAGAATCGTTTTGTACAACCGTAGCCGATACTATCAAAATTAGTCGGGGGGGAGCTACTCCGGATGTAAGAGTAACGAATAACTATTCGACATTCTCGCAGCTAACTAAGTTTGCTGGAACTATCGATGATGGTACATTCACTCCTGATGAAACTGTTACTCAAGACTCCGCTGTTGCCCCGTACGATACTCCATCAGCTAAAGTTTATGCAGCTATCGAGGACGGAGCTCTTGATTACCTGTACGTGACGAATGTTCAGAACACTTGGCAGACAGGAGCAGCTGCTGGTGTATCAACCGGCGCCAGTAGTGATGCCCAGTTTACTGTTACAGCTAAATACGAGGGTGAGCTTGTACCGGGTAGCGGGGAGGTTGTATACATTGAGAACCTTCCGCCAATTGCGAGATCAAATTCTCAGACTGAAACTATCAAATTGATTCTGGAGTTCTAAGTTAAATGCCTATTCAGACCGATCTAAGCGTCTCTCCATATTTTGACGATTTTGATGAGAACAAAGATTACTACAAGATTCTGTTCCGCCCTGGTGTGGCTGTGCAGGCTCGCGAGCTTAATCAGTTCCAGACTATTCTTCAAAAGCAAATTGAGCGCTTTGGCGATCACGTGTTCAAGCGTGGTACTGTAGTTGATGGTTGCGACATTACGTTCCAGTCAGCCCTACAGTATGTTAAGCTCCTGGATAACCAAACAGACGGTGCACCTGTTAACGTTAACCAGCTTATTGGTTATTACGTGAAGGATACCGCGAACGTATCTCCTCTTGTGGCTTCTATTCAAACTGCAGTAGATGGATTCGAGTCGAGATCACCGGACCTTAAGACCGTTTATGTCAAGTATGTCAATTCTGGCTACGCTAATGTCGCAACTGTCAGAACTGAACGTCAGCAGTTTATTGCTAACGATGTACTGACTGTATATAAGCCTTCTAACCCCATTGAAAAGATCATCTCCACTAACGACTCAGCCGGCTTCTCGAACGCTGATTCGATTGTTGTTCTGAGTGCTATTGCTGTTCAAAACTCAAGCGGTGGTACTACCTTTGCTAATAACTTCTATGCTCAAGACTACCTGACAGACGGCACCGCCAATGTTCAGATTGTGGCCGTCGACACTACTTCTAATACACAAGCTGTGGTTCTTCGTATTAAACCTAAGCCCGTAGATCTTAAGGCTGCTAACAATCAAAAGTGGACTCTCGCTGTTAATACAAATGTACAGAGTCTAAACACAAACCCATCCGATATGGTTAAAATCGTTGGTATTGTCGGTTCTGGTGCAGCTGTTACTATGAGAACGGGCACTATCAATGGTGAGATCAGCTCACTGACAGTGACTCAAAAAGGTTCGGGATATTATGTACTCCCAACCGTGTCAGTTCAGTCGGTAGGAGCTACAACCAATCAGATCAATGCTGCAAGTCTTGCAGCTCAATCATTCTTGACTCAGGTAAGGATTGCTAATACATCGTTCGATCCCGTAGGGGCAGGATATGGTGTCACTGTTGGTAAGGGTGTGATCTATCAAAAAGGTTACTTTACCCGTGTCAACGAGCACATGGTACTTGTAGAGAAGTATACGAATAATAACTTCAACAAGGCTGTAGGTTTTGATACCACCGAGTATATTCTGAATTCAAACCAGGATCCTTCGCTTCTTGATAACGCTACTGGGGAGCCTAACGCAACAGCTCCGGGCGCTAATCGTCTAAAGCTCACACCAACGCTTGTCGTAAAAACTAAAGCGCAGGCAGATGCTAACTCAGATTTCTTCTCGATTGTCGAATTTTCTGAAGGCAACCCATACAAGCAGGTCCAACAGACTCAATACAACATTCTTGGCAAAGAGTTAGCGAGAAGAACAAGAGAAGAATCGGGCAATTATGTTATCGATCCATTCATTCTCAACACTATTAATGCCTCTTCTCTAGCTACGGAAGCTACCACATTCCGCGTTAGCATTGATCCGGGCGTAGCATATCTCAATGGTACACGTCTGGAAACTGTTAGATCTTTCACAGCTGATGTTAGCAAGGGCATAGATACTTTCGTTGCCAATAATGCCAACATCTCACTAAACTATGGTAATTACATCCGCGTAAATGAGCTTGGGGGTCTGTTTAAGTTTAACACCGGTGATCAGGTAATTCTTTATCCTAACCCACGAGATTTTATCTCAGGTGGACTTGCGGGTGGCGTGCCTTCGACAAGCAGCCCAACAAGTCTGGGAACATCGCTCGGAACAGCTCGCATCCGTTCCCTGGTAGTCGAGTCGGGCGTTCCTGGTACTTCATCGTGTGTATACAGATTGTATCTGTTCGACATTCAGCTCGCAACAGCCCGCAACTTCTCTCTTATCAAGTCTGTTTACTATGATGGGGCGTATAAGGGTGTTTGCGATGCAGTACTCGAAGATGGCAAGGCTGTGTTAAAGGATAGCAATCTATCGTCACTTCTTTATTATGCCGGCCGACCTGCTGTTAAGACTGGTAACACTTTCTCATATGTGTACAGAACGATCGACACAGCCAATAGCTTCGAAGTTACGACTGGTGGTACTATTACAGTTGCTGCGACAGGCAATGAAACGTTCCCATATACAGCTGGGGCCACTCTGTCACCAGCTCAGGAGCAAGATCTGATTGTCGCTCCTATGGCCAATGTTCAGTTTGCGGCGAATGCAGCTGGTACGGTAAACTGTACTGCTGGTAGCACTACCATTACCGGTGGTTCGAGCACGTCTTTCACTTCAGTTTTCGAAGCGGGTGACTTCGTTAAGATTGCAAACGCTTCGCACTCAACAATTGTTCAGATTGCAACTGTTGTCAATACCACAATTATGACAACAACAGCTAATCCATCATCGGCGGTTACTAACGGCAATACAGTAATGTATTTCCCTCAGTATGTTCCAATCTCTCTCAGAGCTGGAAGATCAGCCAATGTTGACGCCAACGCAAACAATCTAGTAGTCAACCTGGGTTCATCAGTTAATGTTGCCACGAAGGTCTCTATTGCATACAACGTTCGTTCGTCAGGAACAACACCGATAGTAAAGACAGTTAACCGCGACAAATTCATCCGTCTACAGCTTTCCAACAACGCTACGACGAATACTGGACCATGGGCTCTTGGTGTTCCTGATATCTTCCATCTTAAGGGTGTGTTCCTTGCTTCTAACGCTTCATTCACGCCGACAGAGGCTGGTGTTCAAGATATAACAAATGAATACTACATTGACCACAATCAGAACGAAAACTTCTATGATATGTCTTATCTCTATAGAAAGACGGACGCTAACACAGCCATCACCACATCTAACTTCCTTTTGGTCAAGTTTGATCACTTCACCAGCTCTGGTGAAGGACTAAAGGCTCCTGGTTCCGCCGGTTCATATCAAATTAATGATACTCTTGCTCTAGCTTCATCATCTTCTACTATTAACACAATGGAAATCCCTGAAGTGTATGGTACAAAGGGGGAATACTACGATCTGCGTGATCAGTTCGACTTCCGCCCTGTCTCTGTAGCTAACGCAACGCCCGTGGTACTCGCGTCCGTGGCCTCTGCTCCTATCAACCCAGAGGAAAAGGCAACAGCGGATAAGTTTGGAACAACAGATAAGAAGTTCCCTGCTCCTGACTCAAACCTGACAGGTATTGTTGAATACTATCTCGGCCGCACCGATCGTGTGATCATTGATGAGCAAGGTAACTTTAGCATCATGAAGGGCACCCCTGGGTCTGCCGATGCACCAGCTGCGCCTTCAGACGCAATGACAATCAATCTTTTGCAAATTGCTCCCTATCCTTCTCATCCTAAGAGACTGTCAGCCGGCACAGTAGCTTTCTTCAACAACAAGATCGCTAATGAAACATATAGCAATCGTAGAATGCTTGCATATCGTGTAGAAGCTCCATTCAACGATGCACAGCGCACCATCGAACAGCCTCGTGGTTATACCATGGTTGATATTGGTGCATTGGATAGAAGAATACAGACTCTTGAACGTTATGTAGCCTACACTCTTGTTGAGGCTCAAACCCAAAAGAAAGTTATTCCAAGCTCTGCCAACTCTAATATTGATAGATTCAAATTTGGCTTCTTCGTTGATGGCTTCAATAATTACAGCTATGCTGAGACATCAAACCCACAATATAATGCAGCTATTGTTGATGGATTCCTTTCACCAAAAGTGGAAGAAATTAATTTACCGCTTTCACCTGTTAGCGGAGGCACAAATGTTTCCCTTCCATATATTGAGAAGTCGTTCCTGTCTCAACCAGATGCAACCAACGGTCCTATTGTACAGCCGGATGCGGTCGCACCGGACCTTGGCATAACAAATACATTAACAGGCACTATTGTTATAACACCTGTTGTACAGCAAAACACAGCCTCGGCGACAGTGACGAAAACTATCTCGGTTATTGAGAGCGAGAAGAATACGCTGAATTCCGACAGCGGTGTTTTCTATGATGAATATTTTTACACATTCAGTGAATCCGCAGGTACGGCTCAGTTCTATATCAATAGCAGAGACAACAACATTGGTGTTATTGTTTACCAGAGCCAAACAGAAAATGGGCCGTTTACAAATGTTGTCAGAAATTCTGGTTCAGATGCTCAGGCTATTACTACCCCGGATATTGATTCTAACGGTCTAAGAGTACTGAATGGCGGCCGAAGCATTGAGCATCCAGGCTCGCTTGACACTAAGGGTTACTACTTTACGGGAACAAGTGTTTGGCACGAAGATCAGCTTAAACTGCTCTGGAATCACAACCCAGACGCTGGCCGCTATTACATGATTCGTGTCTATAAGGGCAAGAAGCATGGTGGTCTGTTTGGTGGTCAAGGTAAGAGCGGCACGTATGGCTTCAAGCTATATTATCCTGCCGATGTGCTAGAATCGCAGCAGGATTATGTTAACGGGTTTTCTCCTACAATCAACTTCGATATGTCTTATTGGAGCGGATCGTGGGGCTTCATTGGCGCTCCTGCTATGTCTCCTATTAACTTCAACTTCTCTGGCTTCAACCCAGGAAGTCCGGGTATCAACCCAAGCGATCCTGGGGTGATTGCTAGCGAGCAAGCATTTGAGATTCGAGTGACTGGTCTGAGACCTAACACCGACCATAAGTTCTTCATTGAGGGAACGGATAAGAGCGCCTCTTGTAAGCAAGTTGGTAGAATCCTCGGTGGAGGTCTGCAATCAGATAGCAATGGTGACCTCGAGTTCATCTATTATTATTTCCCTGCAATCCAATCGGTCGATGTTACCTCCGAAGCAGCGGCTGCAACAGAAATGGTTGTAGCAAGTAAGGCTGTGAGAGTCGTTAATACAGACGCCTCATCGTTCTCAGATTCTGTGATTCAGGTTAAGAACTATATTAAGAGAGTGTTCAACGCACCACCTCAACCAGCAGCAATTCCATCTTTTGGAGGCCCAGGAGGAGAAACGGTACTGACGGATCGTGTTACTGTTGGGGGAGGTCGTGATTTTCTATCTCAAGACAATGTAAAAGAAGTATGATACAAAACACGATAAATAACGAAGCAGACAGAGACAGAGGATTCTAATGAATAACTCATTTGAAACTATTACAAATTTTAGCATGATTCAGACGTTTTATGCAGATCCGGATATCGTTAACAACAGCGGTACGGTAACGCTGACGTCTGTTGATTTATTCTTTAAGCCTCTGTTCACCGTTCCTGGTGTTACTGGTAAAGCAAACCCTAGCGTCATCGTGCGTATATGTGAGCTCACTGAGAATGACCCCGATCTTTCGAAGGTATTTTCGGGTGTGTATGCCATTAAGTCATATAACGAAATTGCTCCAGGATTTAGCGATGCGTCTAGCTCTGTTACTTTTGGTTTTAACAAGCCACTAATTGTTCCGACCGGTCGGTTTTATGGTATTGTCATAACGTTTGAGGACCCTGCATTCGAGCTTTGGACTAACAGACTGGGGGACAAGCTAATTGGAACCAACAATGCTTCGCCTGGATCTAACTTAGTTAAAGATGGTAAGCTATATCTATCAACCAACGCAGGTTCGTATAGACCTCAGTCTGACTCGGATCTTAAGTTTGCTCTTAAATGCGCTCAATATGTAGCTAACACGGTTACAGAAGTTTATATCCCCAACAACTATGAATTCTTTACCATTACCAATACAAATGGAAGATTTGTTGGAGGCGAATATGTATTCCAACAAGTAGCTAACTCCTCTGGTAACGTACAGTTTACAGCAGGAACCACCGCTCTGAGATCTACAACCTCTGGTGGTGCTGATTTTAATACTGCAGGTGTGGTTGCCGGCGACCAGCTGGTGTTGTGGTCTAATTCATCCTACAAAGATGTGGTGGAAGTTCTTAACGTTGTTAACACATCCTATCTTGAAACCACATCTACAATTGTGCATTCTAATACAGGCACCAATTGGATGAAGCCGCCTGTTGGCCAGGTTCACTATTACAGCTCTACTCGTAGAAAGCTATATCTCAAGGGTTCCAATGCTGCCAACACAGCATTTAAATTCCAAGCAAACAACAATCTTCTCTATGGAGAAGATTCTCTTGCCAACTGTAAGATATCCTCTGTAGATAGCATTTCAGCCGACCGCATAAAACTCAACACCGATCTTACGTTGCCTTCGAAGGGCGTAATTGATAAGAGATTGACCTTTGCGTATAAGTCTGGTGCATCTTTCTTGTTTACATACAACAACCAAATTAAGGTAGGTCTCAACGAGAGTCTCATACGCAACATCAATCAATATGATGCGTTTATTCAATCTCGCTCGCTGGAAATTGATAACTCGAACTTACCTGAGTCAGATCCGCTGGATGGGGGTGGCAACCGTATCAATAGACCTTCGGTAGTTGCTAACACAACGTTGACGGTTAATGCGTCGAACGTAGAGCTCTATGTTGCTCCTTCTATGGATCAATCCCAGCTAGATATGTTTGTTATCACTAATTTGATCTCGAACACATATACTACTACTGACGCAAACAGCGTTGTAATTGATTCAGAAGTTGGAGGTCCTTACAATGCGGAAAGCAAGCACATTACCACTAAGGTATCGTTTGCTAATAATAGATTCGCAGAAGATGTTCGTGTCTACATGACCGCCTACAGACCCGCCAACACAGACATCCTGGTATACGCTCGTGTTCACAACTCAGCTGATCCGGATGCCTTTGATGATCGCGCCTGGTCTCCTCTTCAATATAAAGAGAACGCTGAACGGTTCAGCTCAAAAGATGATGAGTCGGATTATGTTGAATACGAGCTTGGCTTACCTCTTTATTCAGATAGTGCAAACGTTCTTCCTGGAACATTCACGACTACCCTGACCAGCAATACTCTTGTTGCAGCGGGCGTCAACCCGTCGAGTTATCTCGCTGCGGGTGATGTTGTTAAACTCTACAACCCTCTGATTCCTGAGGACTATATTGTAGATGTAGTTTCGGTAGTTAACTCTAGTGCTATTCAACTCGAGACAGCTGTATCTAATAACAATGTTGTTGGAACAGGATTTAAAGTCGATAGATTGAAGTACTACAACGCCGCTTTCAACAACATCACTAATGACAATGTGTGTCGCTACTACAATTCTTCACTTGTAACGTTTGATAAATTTAATGCTATGCAGGTTAAGATTGTCTTTCTAGGAGATAACACTTATCTTGCTCCTAAAATTGATCAGATTTCGGTTATCGGAGTGTCTGCATAATGTCTTATGTCAGAGACTCACGTGGTATCATTATAAATACTGATGATAGCTACTATAAGGCTATTGTCGGGCAACGTGAGTCTGACAAAAGGTCTCGACAAATTTCGGAGGAAGTAAACACCCTCAAAGATGAGCTAACACAAATCAAAGCCCTTTTGGCTCAAGTAATTAACAGGAATTAAGATGGCTAGATATGTAGCTAATGTTGACACAACTACAGAAACGTTTGGTACGTGGGTCATCCGTACCAACCAGTTGCTTGATGCCTTATCGACAGAAGTAATCACTGCTAATGCTACCTTTGCGAATACGGGTACAACAGCAGCTCAGCGTAATGCGAGACTATACGGTGGCTTTACTGCAAACACACTTGTGGCGGAAACCGCGCTTCGTGGGGGAAACACAGGCACTGCGGCTAATCTAAACATTACTTCCAATGCTTTATTCACAGGAGCTTCGGTAAACGTTGCTTCTAACACTACCTTCACAGCCAACATTGCAGCTACTGGCGCAAACGTTTTCATCAACGGCACGCAATTGAACATTACATCTAATGTCATTGCAAATGCGACAGTTGTTACTGTGACATCGAACACTCAGTCATTCAAGTCTAACTCTAACATTACAGTGCTTGCCATCAGTGGTAACGGAACAACATCCAACACGACACTTGCGGGCAATTTAGTGACGATCACGGCTAATGCTGTCATGTCTGCTAACGTTACTATCTCGGGCATTAGTCACACAATCGCCGGTAACGTTAACTTCGACTCAGGTACAGTATTTGTAGATGCAACCAACAATAGAGTAGGGGTTAATACTATTACTCCGGATGCATCGCTTGCTGTTGTGGGAACTGCAAACGTTTCTGGTAATGTCAATTTTACAGGCACTGGCGTGCACACAATCGCCGGTAATGTTAACTTTGACTCAGGCACTGTATTTGTAGATGCAACTAATAACAGACTTGGTGTGGGAACGACTGCCCCCGATGCTACGGTTGGTGTTACAGGAACAGCAAACGTATCGAGCAACGCTCGTGTAGGTGGGACGTTTATTGCAAACGGCGCAACAACAATTGCTAATACGCTTGCAACAGGTAACACTACCGTAACGGGCTTTATTAACGTTTCATCTTCTGCAAACGTTGCTGGTTCTTTGCAGGTGGGAACAACGATTGCCGGGGGTAACACTACACTCACGGGCTTCATCAACGTATCGTCTACAGCTAATGTCGGCGGCGTTGCTAATTTCCGTTCTGATGTCGTAGCAAACGGTCAGCTCACGGTAGCCAACACAATTAGTGTTGGCAACTCAACCGTTACAGGCTTTATCAACGTATCATCCACAGCTAATGTTGGTGGCATTGCATCCTTCCGTTCTGATGTCGTAGCAAACGGTCAGCTCACGGTAGCTAATACTGCTTCACTTGGTAACACAACAGTCACTGGTTTCATTAATGTGTCGTCCACAGCTAATGTTGGTGGGGCAACAAATCTAAGAAGCACACTAGCGGTTAATGGTGCCGTTACAATTGCCAATACGCTCGCGACTGGCAATACATCTGTTACAGGTTTCATTAATATATCGGCTACAGCAAACGTAGGAACTACACTGGGTGTTGGTACCGATGCGTCAATAGGTGGATTTATTAATGTAACGAGCACAGCAAACGTTGGTGGTGTGGCATCCTTCCGGGCTAATGTTGTAGCAAACGGTCAGCTGATTGTGGCTAACACCGCTTCACTTGGTAACACAACAGTCACTGGTTTCATTAATGTATCATCCACAGCTAACGTTGGAGGAGCTACTAATCTAAGGAGCACTCTAGCAGTTAATGGTGCTGTTACAATTGCTAATACACTTGCAACAGGCAACACAACAATTACAGGGTTTGTGGATGCTTCGTCATACGCAAACGTAGGAACCACTCTTACTGTTGGTACGAATGCTACTATCGGTGGTTTTGCCAACGTTGCTGGTTCAGCTAATGTGGGTACAACATTAAGAGTAGGATCCACATCAAACCTCGTAGGTAACGTTTCGGTTGGTGGTAATGTAACAATCAACACAGACTATGTCATTGATGTAGTTGCTAATGGCGATATCGGATCAACAGCGTCCCCAAGGCTAATCTATAGCTTCCCTAAGACTACTTACAGAACAGGTAAGCTGATGGTTCAAGCAACAAATGCTGGTAACAACCAGATTGCTGAAATGGTTGTCGCTCATGACGGTACGAACGCATATGTTGCTGTCTATGGCGTTGTGGCTTCTCCTCCAGCCTCAGGTGGGGCAAACACAACAGCTCCTCTCGGTACATTCACCGCAGCAGTCAATAACGCAAACGTCGAAATTACAATGGCTCAGCTAGTGAACAACACAGCGGTCAAAATTGTTGCACATCTGATTAAGTAAAGTAGGAACAAATGGCTAATACAAGATTTAAAGTAGAAAATGGTATTGCTGTTGTCGGTGCCGGCACCAACTCGATCTTCGGGCATGATGTTTCTATGACTGCAAACGTAGCGGTAGGGGCAAACCTTAGCGTTACTAACACGATCACTGCCGCTGCTGTCAACGTATCGGGCAATGCTATCTTTAGCGGCGGTATCGTTGCTAATGGGGAAATTGGAACAGTCGGCCAGGTTCTGGCTTCTAATGCTGCTGGTCTATATTGGACCACATATGTGGGTCCTGTAGGCGCTCAGGGGGAAACAGGTTTTACAGGATCAGTTGGTCCAACAGGCCCTCAAGGATCAACAGGTTTTACAGGATCGGCATCGACAGCAGTTGGGCCCACTGGACCTCAGGGTCCTATAGGATTTACTGGATCGCGCGGTACTACAGGATTTACTGGTTCCCTAGGTGCACAAGGACCGCAAGGACTACAAGGTTCTACCGGTCCTCAAGGATCTGTTGGCTTTACCGGATCTGTAGGTGCTCAAGGACCACAAGGCCCGATTGGCTTCACAGGTTCAGTGGGTCCTCAAGGGACACAAGGATCGCAAGGACCACAAGGTGCTCAAGGTATTCAAGGACCAGCCGGTCCTCAGGGTCCTCAAGGCCCCATTGGCTTTACTGGATCACAAGGTTCTACTGGTGCACAGGGTCCCCAGGGTATTCAAGGTCCTCAAGGATCCGCAGGCCCACCCGGCCCTCAGGGCCCCGTTGGGTTTACAGGATCGCAAGGTTCTACTGGTGCACAGGGACCACAAGGTGCCCAAGGTATTCAAGGACCACCCGGTCCTCAGGGTGCACAGGGCCCCATTGGCTTTACAGGATCACGTGGGGATACGGGATCACTTGGTCCCCAAGGTCCTCAGGGGGCTCAAGGTCTTCAGGGGGCTCAAGGTCCTCAGGGGGCTCAAGGACCAACTGGATTTACTGGTTCCCTAGGAGCACAAGGAGCACAAGGTGCGCAGGGCGCCCAAGGACCAGCCGGTCCTCAGGGACCCCAAGGTGCCCAAGGTCCAATAGGATTTACCGGTTCGGCTGGTCCTGGTGCAAATCAAACTCTGAACGTAGGTAGCGATGTCACGTTCGGAACTATTACCGCTACCGGTGAAATAAATTTGAGTGCTTCTGGTATAAACTATGTCGATCACACAGGAACTATTCAATTTCGTAACCAAACAGGATTTGCAAGTACCGCATCTCTGACAACAGGTGGAAACCTTACAGCTGTTGGTAATATGCAGGCTGCTGACTTTGTTATTGCCTCTGATGCTACACTAAAAGATGTTATAGGTAAGATCGATAACGCTCTAGAGATTATTAATGGTTTAGACGGTATTAAGTATACCTGGAACGAGCTTGGTCAGGAACTCTTCGGATACAGTGCAGATAGAGTTGAACTAGGGGTTCTTGCTCAACAAGTCGAAAAGCAGTTGCCAGAGCTTATTGCAATAAGCGCGGACGGCGATTATAAGATGGTTGCATATGCAAGACTGGTTGCTGTTCTTATTGAAGCGGTTAAAGAGTTGAGTGTTAAAGTTGATGCGCTGGAGAACAAATAGTGGCAACAACTATTTCAAACCCCGCAAGTTTTAGTTCTGTGAGAACGGCATTCAATGCCGAGGGATATGGTTTATCTACTAGCTTCTTTGCATATAGACAAGGCGGAGGAATTGTGCCCGCGACATCTCCATTTAATGCGATTGGTGCAGGTACTGGCGGCGATCCACTACAACTAAGTCAGTTTAATGGGTTTGTTGTACCGAGCCCGAGTGGAACTGCATCCCTAAGCGCACACACTCTTTCTGCTACAGCATTGGCATATAATGACGTAGCTTGTTCTGCTCTTACAGCCCTAGAGATTAGAAATGATAGAGCATTGTATGGGCTAGCTAATGCTAACGGCGACGATAACACAATGATTATCGACGGCACTGACTATGCCAACCCTTCAGGCACTTCTGGATACATAGCTGTCCAAAATTGGTTGTCAGCAGGCGGCGATGTTTCTCTGTGGTCATGTCAAGCAGTTCCTATAAGTGGAACACCCGATGCCGGCAGCGCTGCAACAAATACGTGGTTATCCATGTCTTCCAATCGTCTTTGGAGTGTAACAGCGGCATCAAACTCATCCCAACGTTCAAGAAGTAAAATATTTAGTTTTACTCTACAATTAGCTCTTACTTCAGATACATCGACCGTTCTTGCTTCTGCTACAATGCAATTGTCTGCATCATCAACAACTCAATCTGGCGAAGAACCATAAGGTTAAATACTAATGGCAATCAAAGCAAACATTGTAATCGATCAGGGAGCTAGCTACTCTACATCTATCGACGTCACAGATGACGCCGGCGATGCAGTTGATCTGACTGGTTACACCGGTGCTGCGCAGATGCGTAAGCACTATACGTCAACCAACGCTCATGCCTTCAGTGTATCTATTGCTAACGTCACGGGCGTTGTTACTCTCTCGATGAACGCTGCTGTGAGTGGTAATGTTACTCCGGGAAGATATGTATACGATTGTGAGCTAACTGACGCTGCCGGTACTGTATCGAGATTGGTCGAAGGCATTGTCACAGTAACTCCTCAAGTAACGAGGTAACGATGGCACTAAGAGCTTCTCTGACAGGAAGAATCAGTAACAGCATAATAGCAGTTGCGAGGAGTGATGGCCGACTGAGCTCATCTGCTCCTGGCGTGACTCTTAAGAATCAAATAAGTGAGATCCGATCCATCGAAGACATTGCTGATGTGGCTGAGGTGAACGTTGTAGAGGGAGCAACCCTAGTCTACAATGCGAGTTTAGATAAATACGAAGTTAGACTACTCGCAATCGAAGACCTCGGCGCCTTAGATGGCGGAACTTTTTAAAGGATAAAAAATGGCTAATCTGATTCAGATTAAAAGATCACTGGCCACAGCTACCCCCGCATCATTGGCTAATGGTGAGCTAGCTTTCTCTGGTAACGGAAATGTACTGTTTATTGGTTCAGGTAGTAGCGTTATTCCTATTGCGGGCGGGCGTATCCCAGGTACACTAACAGCAAATCAGGCCCTGGTGGCCAACGCGACCTCTGGCATCGACAGAATCATTACATCGAATGCTATCGTAACAACGCTTACAGCTAATGGTACTACCGGTACTGTAGGACAAGTACTGGTTTCTAATGGAACAGTTGCTTATTGGGCATCTCCAGCACCGAGCTCATTTACAATTGCTGGTGAAACTGGCACCGATACGTTTAACACTGGAGAAACACTAACATTTGCTGCTGCAAATGGTGTGACAACAACTGTTACAAATAACCAAGTAGCCTTCAGCGTCGACACTGGCTCAACTCTAACAGTTAATGCAACCGGTATTCATGTCAATAGTGCAAACCTAGTTGTTGCTACTTCTCAGCTGACTGGTGATGTTGCTCTTGGAACTGGTACATCTGGTAACTACGTAGCCACAATTGCTGCTGGTAACGGTATTTCCGGATCATCTTCGTCTGAAGGTGGTGCAGCGACTATTGCGGTCGTTGCAGGTACGAACGGTGGCCTTGTTTCAAACTCAACTGGTGTGTTTGTTACTGCTGGTAGCGGTCTTGTAGCTAACGCAACAGGTGTGCATGTTGGTACGGCGAACGGTATTACAGTTGCAGCAGATACAGTAGGTGTCCTAGCTGGATCCACACTCACTGTCAATGCTACTGGTGTTCATGTTAACAGTGCGCTTTCTATTACAGACCTTTCGCTTTCAGGTAACCTGACAGTATCTGGTACGCTGACAACCATTGACACAGTTAACCTCACCGTTAAAGACTCGATGATCGAGCTTGCAAACGGTAACGTTTCTACAGACTCAATTGATATTGGTTTTTACGGTCAGTATGGTGCAACAGGCGCCAAGTTCACAGGTATGTTCCGTGATGCATCTGACAGTGGCATCTATAAGCTGTACTCGGGTCTGACGGTCGAACCTTCAACAACAGTTGATACAGCTAACACGAGTTACACACAGGGCACTCTACAGGCGTTCCTAACATCTGGTGGTCTTGTGTCTAACTCGACTGCAGTTACACTGACAGCTAACGCCACAGTTGCTGTAAGTATGACAGCAAACACTTTAAGTCTTTCCACACCACTTGCTGGTACATCTGGTGGTACTGGACTAGCATCATATACTAGCCAAGATATTCTAGTTGCTAATTCTACCAATGGTTTTGCAAAGTTAGCTCTTGGTACTGATGGTAAAGTTTTACAGTCAAATGGCACGGCTCTTATTTACGAAACCCTTGATGGGGGAACATTTTAATAATGGAAGCTGAATTTGTTAATGAATATATTAGTAGACTGACATCGAATCTACATGATACTGTAAGTAAGAATGTTCTACTAGAAACAAGGCTGGCGGTCCTCGAAAAGAGTCTCACCAGCCTACAAGTCGAGCATGAAAAAGCTCTACAAGACTTAGAACGTCTGAAGAAGAGAACTAAGTCCTCTGACGTATGAAGTGATAGTCGCCATCAACTCCCTTATCGCTTCCACAAAACATTTTACCCCCATGCAAGACAAATCCAATTGATTCGAGATACTCAATAACCTCTTGTGATTTGGGTGCGCCTAAATTGTAGTCTTTGTGTTGAAGTTCGAGAATAAGATGGTTACAACTCTTAAGCGTCTCCACAGCTCCTTTGAGCGCTTTCAACTCAGCCCCTTGAATATCCATCTTAATAAGATCTGGTAGCGGGAGTTGATTCAGCTTAACAATTTCGTCGAGTGTATTTGTCTTACGCTTGACTTTTTTATTGTCTGGAAACAACACACTAGCTAGCGGCGATAGTTCTTCGTTTTCCCTGTACATAGAATTACCACCCGGATGCTCGAGGTTCTCGTAGAACTCAATTTCTTCTATAGTATCAGATAATAAGCAACCGCTAGCGAAGTTCTTAAACCCTGCTTCGCGATAAAGGAAATCTACTTCTTTCATAGCTTCAAATGGAATGAATTCGGCTGCGGGCCAGACTTGCCTCGCTTCGTTAGTCCAATGGAGCACACAAGCACCGATATCATAGATCACTTTTGGTCTCAATCCATCATCCCGGAGATCATACAAATAGTCAATATGATCTTTTGGCAATAGTCTTTGATCGTGCAACTCGCGTAACCTGCGTTCAATTGGATTCGTTGCCGGGATAGATACTTGCATCGTAGTCGAACCAATATGTCCACATAAGATAGTACGATCACACCATAATGTGAATCCTTTTTGCATCGCCTTACGACAGAAATCTGTATCTTCGCTGACAGTATTAGCGTGATCTAAGGCTACGTGATATTCAAACTGTGGGTAACCAATACCAGTCATGACCTTTTTCTTCACAAGAACACAGCCAAACCCACATCCTCCTATTTGAACAAGGTCAGATTGACCTCCATAGAGTTGGTCGACGCTCATCCGATGCTGGTTTAAATCGTACACCTCGATCGCCTGTGGTTCTAGCCTCTGACGATAGACACCAGTTACGAGATCTTTGTTATGATCGAGCATCTTCCTAAGAGTGTCGGGTGCAAACGTGACGTCGTGATCAACAGCAAACAGATAATCAAATCCACGTACGACCCAGTCTGCAATTAGGTTACGAACTTGATCGACTCTGTATCCGTAGAAGTACTGAAAGTCGACATGATAACCTTCTGGAATGTCAAGGTCGTAGATTGACTTGAAAGTGTCGGGCTCAATATAACGAGCAGTTGGAATAGCAATTAGAATTTTTATCATAGGGGTCTCAGGTCATATTGTCCAGGAGGAAAGGGAGAGGCCGCGAGCACTCTGTTAGCAGTCTTGGTCTGCTCTTCTGAGTTTACTTTGTAGTCGTTCAGTGGATTGAGATCATTGTAGTTATACACGATATCTGTTACGCAGACAACGTTGTCGGGATTAGCTTCCTCAATCATAGCGTAGAATATAGCAGTATCACCACCAGCCTTCAACCAGCCGTTCTCGTCTCTAAAAGCATGGTTACCACGCGTGGCCAAATAATTGCTCATCATATACTGTTTGAACGTACGCAGATGTGTATAAGGCATGTTCCAGTTGAACTTATAGTCACGATATGACTTGTTAGCCTTGACCTCTGGTGGATACTCTTGTGCAACCAAGGGAATGTTATCAGCAAGAGACCAACATGACCCATAAGTAAACTCTGCGCCCTCATTGTACAGATTGTTGTACATGTGGAAGATGTTAGGATCGTTTACCAACCAATCGTCCCCGTCGAGTAGCATAACAATACCCGATTCACACTCTTCGTCTATGATTGCCATTACCTGGTTGTGCACAGCTCCGAGGTTTTCGTCATTATGTACTAGCTTAAACTTATATCTAATGCGCTCGGGTAGAGAGTTGATTGTATCTAACGCTACTTGAACAGTATTGTCAGTCGATGCATCATCGGTAATAACCATACGATAGTCAAAATAATCTTGCTGAGCTACTGACCGAATGCAGCGCTCGATGTACTTCTCTGCGTTGTAGACAGGTGTGATAACGTGAATATTATTCTGCCATGTCTGACGAGGAACAGCTAACTCTTCTGGATTCGTCCAGCGACGACCGAAGACCTTGTGTACCCTATCGTTGATCTTAGATACCTTACGGTATTCATCAATGGGCAAGAACTCACTGAGCTTCTTATACAGATGTTGTTTCCACTGAAGAGCAACCGTATCCCATGTGCTGATGTCCTTGACCTGATTACAAGCATACATCTTCTGTTGATGCAGATAAGGAGTATTGTATGCTTCTATAACCTTGTTAACAAAGATGTTAACCTGTTGTTCCTGGTTCAGCCATTGCATAGCCCAGTTTGGTTCGACAGGATACTTAATCTTCCATGATGCCAGATCGATTGCAGTCTCTTCAAGAGCTCCGAACTGACAAGTAATCAGTGGTACATTATGAGCAAGTGCCTCAAGTGTAGAGATGCCAAACGTCTCTGGGAACCCTACAGGATAGATCATGTAGGAGGCTTTGCGGAGGATATCTGAGATCTCTTGCTGAGTAATTACACCAGTAAATTCGATGTCTCCACCATACTGCAGCTGCAGCTCAGCCCAGTCTTTCTGCTGCTGATCTGGTCCTGCTGCTTCACGGAACTTATAGAAGCCGCCGATTATCTTCAGCTTAGCTTCAGGAATATTACGTTTCACTTGAGGCCAGATCTGCTTGACAAGAGGAATCATTCCCTTTGTAACAGAAGCATTGAAGACAAAAAGGTTAGGATCCTTATCGCGGATATTGACCCACTCTTTGGGAGTAGCATTGATACCATTACGGGTCATGAAGATGTGGTTCTTCAGAACATCATAGTTACGGCGGAAACCATGGTCACAATGAGTGACATAGCCAGTATGCCAGTCAGAGAGTGTGAAGATCTCGTTGAGCTTGCCAACGTTAATCAGATACTCAATCTGATCGTCGCCTTCGCAAAACGTGTCGTGCATCCATAGACAAACATGCTTTGCTTCGAGCACGATACCCCAGTCTTCTGCAATTGGCTTAATCGAACGAGAAACCACAACTACATCGTATTTCAGACAATGTGTTTTGGCATTCTCAACTGGCGAGTATTTTACATCATTGTAGATACCAGGCCTGGAATCATCAGAAGTACAGTCGTTGTAGACTGTGACGTCGAAACCGATCTTGGCTAGTTCTTCGGACATGCGGATGACGGCTGACTCTGAACCACCGAGACCTCTCTTCGAGAGAGTGGATCCATCATATGTCAAACCAAGTGTGTCAATAAAAGCAATCTTCATCATGTTCCCATTATAAATACAATTGTAATAAAGTCAACTATATAGTTGGCCTATAAGATATATATCTGCCTTGGAGAGCCATATGGCTAATAATAAGATTCAGCTCAAGCGTACCACTATATCTGGTCGCACTCCTAACACGACTAACTCCGGTAACACAGCCTTTATTGATGCTGGGGAGCTTGCTGTCAATCTTACCGATCAAAAAGTATACTCATCAAACGGAACTGTCTCATTTGAAGTTGGTGCGAATCTTGTCTCTCTAAGTGTAGGATCTATTGTAGCCAATGGTACAATAAGCGTTACTGGCGACATTAATCTCGATGGTATCTCAGTCCGTGATACTGCAACAACAACTACAACCGCGACTACACAAACTACCCTCATTCAATATCCTACAGCAACTTATAATACGGGTGAGTTTGTAATCCAAGCAGTATCCTCTGGTGTTATTCATACAACTAAGATGCTCGTCGTATGCAATACAACCACGGCAATCGCGACTGAATTTGCGTCTCTGTTGACAGGCAGTTCATTGTTCTCCGTTGATTGTGATATTTCAGCTGCTAATACAAGAATACGAATTACACCTGCATCTGCAACATCTACGACATTTAAAGCGTCGTATGAATTAATTACAGCGTGAGGTGAGTAATGGCAATTGCCTATAATACAAGTATAGTTCGAAGTGGTTTAATCCTGTGTCTGGATGCGGCTAATGTAAAGTCATATCCTGGTAGTGGTACTACATGGACCGATCTAAGTGGCAATGGAAAAAATGGCACACTTACAGGTGGCCCGACTTATACTAGTGCAGATATGGGTTCAATTGTTTTTGATGGCACTAATGATTATTCTAGCATCTCATCACCTTCTCCTCTTTCTGGAACTCAATTATTTTCTTATGAAATTTGGGTAAATTTTACAAGCATAACTGGAAACTTTGGAGGTTTTAACAAATGTGCCTGGTTATTTGCTGGGGGAACAGGAACAGGAGCTGGTCAAATAGAATTTGGAGTTTTATCGGCAAATAATACTTCATTTACTCCAAATACTATTGTCGTTAGTAGAGGCGGCGGAGGAACTACTGGTTCTTTAAATATTAATGTCTCTTCTTTAATGTCCAATGAAAGATGGTATCAAATAGTTTTAGTTCGTTCTGCATCCAATGCAGAAACTTTGTATCTCAACGGCTCATTAATAGGGACTGGAAACGTATCTAATAGCTTTACAGATGGTCAAACTGATTTTGGAGCACTTCATGGACAGGCCAGTTACTCGGGATATTTAAATGGAAAAATTGGAAATATAAAAATATACAACAGAGCACTCACAGCAGCAGAAGTCTCCCAGAACTTTGATGCCCTTCGTGGAAGGTACGGTGTATGAGTTTAGGTCATGGTCCTAGTATCGTTCGTAATGGTCTAGTACTGTGTCTGGATGCGGCTAACGTAAAGTCGTATCCTGGTAGTGGTACTACATGGAATGATGTAAGTGGTAATAACACAAATCTTACTATATATGGCGGCCCTGCTTTTAACAGTGCGGGTTATTTTACTTTTTCAAATAATCAAACCACTCAATACATAATGAATGATAATTATAGTATTCCTACTGATGATATATCGTTTAGTTGTTGGTTTAGGTCAAATTTTGCTGGCGCCAGCCAAACCCCATTTACATATAGCGTCGCTGGCGATAACACATATTTGTTATATACTGATAGCTCTACCATCATTGTCCCACATGATTTGGGTAACAGATATCAAGTCACTGTTCCAGACATGAAAGATGTGTGGTGTAATTTTACGTGGGTTAGAACAAGAACAACAGGTGTTAGTTTATATTACATGAATGGTGTATATGTTGGAACACAAACTATAAATGCAGGTTCTGGACCTACATCGGGTGGATATTTAATTATTGGACAAGAAGCAGATGCGCCTGGAGCTGGATTTGATCCAGCGCAAAACTTAGATGGTGATTTTGCAATTTTATCAATTTACAACAGAACACTCACAGCAGCAGAAGTCTCACAGAACTTTAATGCTGTAAGAGGAAGGTTCGGAATCTAATAACATATGCCAGACTCACAAAGTTAACATAAATAAAACATATCGCCAATTGGGAGATTGAACGTTGGCAAATGATAAAAGATTTCTGACCAAGAATGGTCTGCAGGCGCCTAATATTAGCTTTAGCTCATCGAATAGCGCATTTGCGAATAGTATTACTGCAACTTTCCTCGACACTCTAGGCACACTATCGTTCAGTGGCCAAAGTGGGCAGCTATTCAGTATTGTGGATTCATTGACCGGAACAATATTTTCGGTCAATGATATTTCCGGGATTCCATCAATCGAAGTATTCGATGTTGGTAATATTCGCTTAGCCGAATTTAGTGGTAACGTTGCTATTGGCTCTGCCAACACAAGTTCGGCGCGGCTGTTTATTCAGGGTAATACTCTTGCAAATGGTAACATCACTTTAACCGGAGGCATCATAGCAAATGGTTCAATTGGTACTGCCGGCCAGGCATTAATCTCAAACGGATCTGTTGCATACTGGTCAAACAATCCAGGATATACAGGATCAACAGGCTTTACAGGTTCAGTAGGTGCTCAAGGACCTATTGGCTTTACTGGGTCTATTGGTGCTCAAGGACCACAAGGAACAACTGGCTTTACTGGTTCGATTGGGTTTACAGGATCTCAAGGTCCAATCGGATTCACGGGGTCACGTGGTGCAACAGGCTTTACTGGGTCTAATGGGTTTACGGGATCTCAAGGCGAAACCGGTGTCGAAATCTCCAACACTGCTCCAGTTGCAACAGATGTTCTTTGGGTGGATACTTCTGTGCTCGGAGCTGAAGGGACCTTTGTTAATTTAAACGGCACACAAACATTAACAAACAAAAGAATAAATCCTAGAGTTGTCTCTGCTGGTGTAACTTCAGGTAACATAACACCAAATGGAGACACTACTGATGTTCTCAATGCCTTTGGTTTAACCGGCGCAATCACACTCTTAACACCCAGCGGCACACCGGTAGATGGCCAAAGATTAATATTGAGATTTGAGGATAATGGCACCGGAAGAGGTATTACTTGGACCACGAGTAGCGGGGCGTTTAGAGCAGTAGGTGTTACTTTGCCAACCACCACGGTTGCAACAAAGATAACATATGTTGGTTGCATCTATAACACTACTGATGTTTTTTGGGACGTCATAGCTGTAACGACACAAGCATAAGAGGAGTAAAATATGATTAAGATTGATTTTGAATTTGAAACACAATATGGTACATTTCGGGATGCTCTATATCTCCCAGAAGATTCCTCGCATACAGAAGAACAGATCACAGAAATGAAGACCGAGCGTCTAAACAACTGGTTGTTTGCTGTTGAGAATCCACCAACGCCTGAGTATGTTGAAGTTGACGATATAACTTATGAGCAAGTTGAGATTGATAGTCAAGTTGACCTGAAGCCTGTAGAGAGCTAATATGGCTGACCGTTATTGGGTAGGCGGTTCGGCGTCTTGGGACGGTACGGCAGGGACTAAGTGGTCAACTAGTTCTGGTGGTGCTGGCGGCGCGTCGGTTCCTACCACTGCTGACGACGTGTTTTTTACAAACTTGTCCACAGGCAATTGCATAATTTCTACGGGCAATACCGGCGCAAAGTCAATCAACTGTACTGGGTTTGCCGGAACAATCTCTGGTTCTGCAGGAATCACTGTAGCCGGCAGCGTCACGCTTGTTGCGGGTATGTCCTTTCCTTATGCTGGCGCTATGACGTTTACCGGCACAGGAACGCTAACGACTGCGGGTAAAGGCTTTGGCAGCATAACAATTAATGGTTCTGGCATTACAGTAACTCTTGGAGATGCGTTAACAGCAACCGTCTTAACTATTACACAAGGAACTTTTAACGCAAATAATTATAACGTAACTTGTAACTCTGTTTCTTCAAGCAATAGCAATGTCAGAACCATAACAATGGGGTCTGGGTTGTGGACAATAACTGGTATTAGTACGATCTGGAATACTCAAGTAACGACGAATCTTACGTTTAACAAAGACACGGCAGATATTCTGCTTTCTAACAATACAACAACTACAAGGGCGTTTAATGCGGGCGGGCTTTCTTTTAATAAATTGACTATGGGAGGCACAACCGGTATTTCTACAACCAGTATTGGAGGAATAAACACCTTTACTGAACTTGCCTCAACAAAGACCGTTGCTCATACAATTAGGCATAATGCCGGAGGCACAATGGTTGTTGGTATATGGAGCATTACTGGTTCTGCCGGCAATATAGTTACGGTAAACAGCGCAACGGCAGGCACCCGTCGCACGTTCGACATTACTAATGTTACCTCCGGTATTGACTACTTAAATGTCACTGACATTGGCGTAACCGAAGCAAATCGCTTCTATGTTGGCGCAAACTCGACAGATGGCGGCAATAACTTAAACGTCATTTTTACTAATTCTCCCGCTCTAACAGCGGGTGGAAATATGTTAATGATGTTCTTTTAGTAAATAAATAAGGTATATAAAATTCTACAGGTAAACGAATTAAGGTATAAAAGATGGGCGTAGCAAAAGTATATAACGCTAACACTGCTCAGTGGGAAGCTATAATTGTTGGTGAGCAAGGAAACACAGGCTTCACAGGTTCAGTAGGTGCAACTGGCTTCACCGGATCTACTGGTGCTCAGGGAACTACTGGCTTCACTGGTTCGGTGGGATTCACTGGATCTACCGGTGCCCAAGGAACTACCGGCTTTACAGGTTCTATTGGTGCCCAAGGAACTACTGGCTTTACAGGTTCTATTGGTGCCCAAGGAACTACTGGCTTTACAGGTTCTATTGGTGCCCAGGGCCCTCAAGGAACAACAGGCTTTACTGGTTCTACTGGTGCAACAGGACCACAAGGCCCGATTGGTTTTACTGGTTCAACCGGGCCTCAGGGTGCACAAGGACCAATTGGTTTCACTGGTTCGACCGGTCCTCAAGGTGCACAGGGACCAATTGGATTCACGGGGTCAGTAGGGGCCCAGGGCCCTCAAGGAACTACTGGCTTCACTGGTTCAGTAGGATTCACTGGTTCGGTAGGTGCAGCTGCGGTTATAGGTGGATCCAACACACAAGTTTTATTTAATGACTCTGGTGGGGCAAACGGATCTTCAAGCTTCACATTTAATAAGACAACAAGTGCAGTAGGCTTTGCTGGCGCAGTCTCCGGCATCACCACTCTTGCTGCCGGCAATACCACGATTACTGGTTTTGCTAACGTATCAACCACCCTACAAGTAGGGACCAATACCGCAACGTTTGGTACTGCTGCTTTTATCGTAGCAAATGGTAATGTTGGTATCGGAACATCTACTCCACAACAGGCACTGGCGGCTGGCAACGGGACTGACCAAATTGGCCTTGGCAACATCGGCGCAAATTCTATTGTTAGCTTTGGCCAGCCGTTTGACCAGACTGGTGGAATAAAACGAATTAACTACAATCGCTCAACCGGAGATTTATTATTTCAGGGTGGCAACAATAGTGTCATGACAACACACTTGACGTTAAATAGTGGTGGGGCAGCAACATTTTCAAACGCAGTCTCCGCCGGCAATACCACGATTACTGGTTTTGCTAATGCTTCTGTATCTGTAAACTCTGCTTTGTTAACTGTCGGCACTTCATTCATTGCCAACACTACAGGTGCATATCATACAGGTACTGTAAACGCTGCATCATTTACTACAACAAACTTTAGAGCAAATACCACAGGTGTTTTTCCCACATCAAATACTGTTGGCAATGCTTTAGGTAATACAACGGCCCGCTGGGCTTTGAATGCAACAACCGGCTCGTTTGCAGGGGCTCTATCTGGCGTAACTACTGCAGCAGTGGGTAATACAACGATTACTGGATCTCTATCCCTATCTAACCGTATCAACCAAACTGGTACTGTTACGGATGCTGGTGGTTATATAAGTTTAAGTGGTCAGATAAATTCTACCCAAACTGGCCAGCAGAATATGTTCACGATGCAATCTCAAGTTTCTCCGCAAGGGGCAGGAACACTTACTGCATTATATGGTCTGTTATTCCTACCAACTATTGTATCATCGGCAAACAATATAACAAACCTTAACGGTGTTTTTGCAAGAGCAGACTCTTTAGTAAGTTATACTGGAACTGTTAATGCAATTTATACATTTAGTGCTGGTACACCGTCATGGGCTAGTGCGACCGCACCAAGTAATGTTTTCCAGTATACTGCCTTTAACGCTACTGCTATTTCAAATGTGTATGGATTTTGGAGTCAAATTACTGCTGGTGCAAACAAATGGGGGTTTTATGGTTCGGGTACAGCAAACAACTACATGAATGGTAGTTTGGGTATCGGTACAACCGACTTAAATGCTAAACTCACAGTTTTAGGTACAGCTAATGTAAGTACCAGCGTCAACTCTGCCCTTATAACAGTCGGCACTTCATTCATTGCCAACACTACGGGAGCATTCCACACTACACGCCTTAGCGCTGGCTTAGGGGCCACCGGAACGCCGTCTCATACGTTTACTGGCGATACGGACACAGGGATGTGGTCCCCTGCTGCGGACACTATTGCTTTCAGTGAAGGTGGTACGGAGGTAATGCGCATCACCAGCTCGGGCAACGTCGGGATTGGGGACACTTCTCCAGCGTACAAATTAACTCTTGCGGGAGATATGCGACTTACTGGCGGCGGCGATGTTCGTATCGGCTCCGCGACTGGTACAACGACTTCCGGTGGCGACAGTCAAATTTACAACGACGACAACAATATGATTTTTACGACCGGCACAACAACTGCCGAGCGTTTCAGAATTGGTTCTGTTGGGCAGTTGGGAATTGGTGGCGCTAACTACGGCACTGCAGGTCAAGTGTTACGGTCTGGCGGCTCGGGCGCCGCGCCAACGTGGGCAACTCACGGTATTCGCTCAAGTGGTCAGAATGTTATTGACGCGACAAAAACTCTTGGAGCTGCTGACAGCGGTACAAACATTCTTATTACCACATCAGGCATTACGATCACGTTTCCATCGACGGGATTTGCCTCTGGGGAAGGTTTTGCTATCTCAAATGTCAGCGGCAACAACGTTACACTTGCATTCCCCGGTGGCAGTGATATAGGCACCACGCTTCCTCACCACGGATCGTTTTTTGCGTTCTGCGACGGTGGTGGGTTTTGGCGTCAATATTGCTATTCGACTAGCAGACTTTAATTGGAGGTCAAAATGACACAAATTACAAAGACGTGGTCAATTACTAATCTCGAGTGCTACTCAGAGGTAGCTGGTGAGCAAAACGTGGTGTATACCATTGGTTGGCTTTTAACTGGAACGGACAATGTGCATTTGGCTTCTATACATGGCACAGTAAACATCCCCATCAATTCAAGCACCCCGTTTACTCCTTATGCTGACCTGACGCAAGAGCAGGTGATCGAGTGGGTCAAGAGCGCGCTGAGAGCAGAGCAGGCCGCGGCATACGAATCCAACTTAACTCTTCAGATTCAGAACCTCGCCAACCCACCAACTACCACTCCTCCTTTACCATGGAGCTCCTAACAATGACTATTACTAACACTTGGGCTATTTTGCAGATGGACGCCTACCCCGAACTCGATGGTATGACCGATGTGGTCTTCAACGTTCACTGGACACTGACTGGTATCGACGGCACATATATTGGATCGGTATACGACTCGACAGGCGTGTCATTGGTCGAAGGTAGCCCCTTTACTCCCTATGCAGATCTTACAGAGACCCAAGTAATTGAGTGGGTGCAGAGCACCTTAGGAGAGGAAAAAATTGTGGCATATGAAGCCGATATCGCTGGGCAGATCACAAGCCAGATCTACCCCACTGTTATAACGCCGGCGTTACCATGGTAAAGAATCTAATTAGATGACAACTATAACCTACGTAGCAAATTCATTATCAGCTCATGTGCTAGATACTTTTGATCTTGCCACAGAGAAGATGGTCACCCTGGACATTCATGTGGTGTCTGGGAGTGACTCTTCTGTATCGCAGATGGTAATTACTACAGATGGGATTACTACCTCCGAGACTCAGGATAGTATTTCTGTAAGTGGTACTAGACCAGACGAGATTACAACATCTATCAACAACTATGTTGGGGAGATAAAGTGTACCCCTACAGTATATCCTACCACTTTCACTATGGTGAAAACAATTACACCTGCTAATCTCTATGCAGAGCATACAGTCAGTGGAAAGAATATCAGGCACACCGAAGGGGTAGGAATCTACTTCCAGGGCGGCGCAAACAACATGACTATCAGAGCTGCCAATAACAACTTCTTTGGCAACACATCTGAATATGTCACGACCGATGTTCTAGGCCCTGAAATGACTGGAGCTGAGTTGTATAGCGCAAACAGTCTTATCTCTTACAATGGTTCCTCGAAAGAATCCAATGGAGATTATACAGTAATAAGGTCGTCAGGTCAACACAGAAATTCTCAGTACCTTGAATTAGACGTTGTTCCGAACCAGCGCTACAGAGTGCAGGCGAGCGCTTTCTTTGTTCCTTCTACAGTTGTTTATAGTGGTAGTGCGGTTAGAGGACAGGCAGCTGCGATCTCGATTGGAACTTCCATTGCTGCTGAAGACATTGCTATTCAGGAAGTCACTACGACAGAGACTACTTACAATATTGACTTTACAGCCACATCCAACACAGTGTATGTTTCATATGGCTTTGGTGTTGTAGGAACTGAACTACAGTATAGAACACCTTCTATTAAGCAGTTTAATCCGTTCGAGACCTATAATCAGTCTAACGGCACATTCTACTTTAAGTGGTCAAGTGTCGCTGCAGGATCCAATGTTGCTGTGATGAACTCTAATAGAGTCCACGTAGACGCGTCCAATAACGTTTTCATAAACACAGTAAACGTTGGGCCTCAGCAGCTAACAAATAAACTAGCATATTCATATACTTCTGGTGTAACGATATATAGCTATAATGGAGCTGCTGCTGTTCAACAGACCGCTGTCTATTATACCGAAGTATCAGAGATCGACTTTCAGACTATACCATTTGAGTTTAGCTACGTTCCCGTTCCAGTAAGCAACACAACACTGATTGAGTTAACAAATGGCTAAAGATACAAAGCATTTCTTCAACCCTATTAGTGTAAAAGGCCTTATTGCTAATGGCCTAATTGGATCTGCAGGTGAAACACTTCACAGTAATGGAACTGCTACATATTGGTCAACAGACGACCAAGGCGTAACATCTATTGCAACAGCAAATGGACTTTCGGGTGGACCTATTACCACAACCGGCACGATTGGTGTTGTATCGGGTTCGACACTGACAGTTAACACTCAAGGTATTCATGTCAACTCTGCATTATCGATTACATCGCTTGCTCTTGCTGGAGCAGCGTCTGGTATTACTACGCTCGCAGCTGGCAATACTACGATTACTGGATTTATCAACACTACCGGCAATATTACTACTGCGTCAGGTTCTGGTAAAGTAGTAATAGCAACCGATTCTGGTGGTTCAATATCATTGGGTAATACTAGTGGTACTGCCACTTTTCCTTACATAGATTTCAACACTGGCGCGACCGCCGTTGATTTTGATGCGCGTATTGCCGCCAGCGGGGGTTCGGGTGTATCGGGAAATGGATCATTAACAATAACCGCTCGTTCATTGAGTCTTGGCAATACTTCCATCACAGGTTTTGTTAATGTTGTATCGGACTCAGCACAGCTTAGAGTAGGTAATACGACTAATTTCTTTATCGGTAATACATCCGGTATATTCCCCGCATCAAATAATGAAGGCAAGTCCTTCGGTGCTACTACTAGAAGGTGGGATATCAATGCCGGTACTATTACAATGGCTGGTTCTCTATCCGGCGTTACCACCCTTGCTGCTGGCAATACTTCCATCACAGGTTTTGCTAACGTATCAACAACGTTGCAGGTTGGCGGTGTTGCAACATTTGCTGCTAATGCAAACTTTGATTCGGGTCTCCTTTTTGTTGATGGTACAAATAATAGAGTCGGTGTTAACACAACAACACCAGCTGTTAATTTTGAAGTTTCAAGTGCCACCGGTTCGGCTACGCCGACGCCAACAGAAATGCGGATTTCTACTACTACTGTTGCGAGCGATTTTTCGACCACCTCGCCTTGGGGTCGTTTTAGTTTTTATTCTGCCGACACATCAGACGTTGGTCCAAAAATTCAAGGTTCTATTGACGCAATTTCTGACATCGCCAATGGTGGGCGAATGTCGATGGTGTTCAATACATCCGCCGCTACGACCGGCACCCTAACTGAGCGTATGCGCATTACTTCTGCTGGTGCTGTTATTGCTGCTAATGATATGCGCGCGCCAATCTTCTACGACAGCGCAGATACTTCGTTTTATATTGATCCTGCTTCTACTTCTGTTCTTAACGCATTAAACGTAGACTCGGGCACGCTTTTTGTAGATTCAGGTTCTAATAAAGTTGCTGTTGGTTCAACAGCTAATTCAGAGTCTATTTTTACAGTACAAACCAGTACAACACTCGGCGCGCTTGGAGCGGTGGCTAACGTTTCCGCTGTGGATACTATAACAGATATAATATCTACTGCATCAAATCACGGATGGAGCAATGGTCAATTTGTCGTTCTTCGTACTGATGGTACATCTCCCGGGGGTACTTCTACTTCTATATCATACTACGTGAATGCTCGAACTGTAAACTCTGTAACGCTGCATACATCAATATCTGCAGCTCTCGCTGGAACAAGTAATGTTAATATTACTTCTGCGGGAACGGGCAATATTTTTATTTTACCAGCGCATTCCTATGCAGATTTTATTGGTATTAATAGCAACTCTAACAAAATAAAAGTACTTTCGTATAGAAGTAATACAACAAGCGCTACACTCGACTGGACAACTGCATCATCACGCTTGGGTCTTGTAACAGATTCTACTCAGCAAGGATTCGTCGAGTTTAACCCACCAGGGAATAATGGTGGCGTTGCTATCGGTTCAGGCGCGTCTTATTTTGCAAGATACGGAACATCCGGTACAACTCTTTTTGCTAATACTACTGTTACGGGTTTTGTCAATGCGACATCATCTGTCAACTCAGCTACTCTTTCTGTGGGCACATCGTTTATTGCCAATACTACGCGTTTAGTTGTCGGAACTGCAGTTGGATTGGATGCTAATGGCGGAATTGGGACTGCTGGCCAAGTACTACATTCTAATGGCACGACCATTTATTGGGACACAGATGGGGATACAACATACGACCTTCTTGCTGTAGCTAACACTGCAGTCAACGCCGGCATACTGAGATTGAAAGACTCGAGTAACGCAAACGATGATGTGACGTTTACGGGGTCAGGTACTTCTAATATATCGTCAAATGCTACTCACATTATTATTAGCTCGGCGGATCAGTATCTTGGTACAGTCACCTCTATTGCCACTGCAAATGGACTTTCTGGTGGACCTATTACATCGACAGGAACTCTCGGAGTCACAACTGGTTCGACACTGACTGTCAACACAGCTGGCATTCATGTTAACTCTGCGCTTTCAATTACAGACCTGACGCTATCTGGCAACCTGACTGTTTCAGGAACTAGAACGTATGTTAACACCACAACAATTGACGTTGGTGATAATATACTTACTCTGAATGCAGATCTGGGTGAAGCAGCTCCATCCGAGAATGCTGGCATCGAGATCATGCGTGGGACGTCTGCTAACGTTCAATTCATCTGGGATGAAACAAACGATCGCTGGTCTACCAATAGCCAGCCACTTGCTATCTCATCGCTTGTAGCTGCTGGTGCAGCATCGGGTATTACTACTCTTGCTGCCGGCAATACCACGATTACTGGGTTTGCTAACGTCTCTTCAACCCTTGCGGTAGCTGGCATCACCACATTTTCTGGCAACGTGGTTTTCGGGTCGGTAGGACTTTCTGCAAATGGTGGATTTGGAACTGCTGGGCAAGTTCTACACTCCAATGGTACAGCTGCATATTGGGCTGCTGATAATGACACAACCTATACTTTCAGCACAGGCTTAACTGACACTAGCGGCACGATTACTGTCAACAGCGCTTATATTGCTACCATCAGTGCTAACAATGCTTCTTTCCTAGGTGGTACTGCAGCTGCATCATATCAATTGAACAGCACGCTGTCTGCCAACGTTGCTACATTATCAGCAGCAGCTGTTGTTAAAACAGTAACAGGAACTACATCTGCTGAGCTTGTACGCGGAAATATGGGCGACAACGACCAAGCTCGTATTCTTATTGGTGCTACTGGTACGAATGCTGGATATCTTGAAATTGCGACTGCTGATGATGGTACTGAGCCTATCTACGTAAGACAGTACACTGGTGTATTCTCTACACTTATTCGCACGGCTACTTTACTAGATGGTAGTGGTAATACCACTTTCCCAGGTTCGCTATCTGCGGGTAATATTGGCACAGCTGCTACAGCTAACCATATTGTGCAGAGAGATAGCAATGGTGATGATTATAGACGATATGGGTTTGCCGAATATTTCAATATGTCTCACGGCGCGTCAGGAGCTACAACGGATTCAGTTTTCTATTCTTCTTCTGACAATTACATACGTAAAAACGATGCTACTGGTTTCAGAGCATCGTTAAACGTACCAACACGCACAGGTGGAGACGCATCTGGCAATTGGGCAATTAATGTTACCGGTAGCGCTGGTAGTCTATCTGACTTTAGTAGTTACATGGTTAATAGGGGTAGTGTACTTCAGGCTAGTATAGATACTGCTACTTTGAATGGTTTTTATACTCAGATTAATCCTTCAGATAGTCAGGGAATACTCGTATTTAATGCAGGAGGTTCTCTAGGTCCGCTTCAAATGACATTTACCTATGGTGGGTCAATGCAGTTTAGAAACAAGACTGATAGCTCAACATGGACCGCATTTAAAACTGTATTAACCAATGCTAACTACAATAGCTATGCACCAACTCTAACAGGTACTGGTGCATCCGGTACTTGGGGTATTAGTGTTACTGGCAATGCTGCAACGGTTGGGGGGCTAACACCATCTGCAAGTGCGGCTGTAGCTAACCGAGTTGTGGCGGCCGATGGTAACGGATACATCTTCAATAACTATTTTAATTCTACCGATAATAGTGTGAGCTCTGGCGTAAGCGCTGTAATGGTTAAGGCTGGCGACAATTATTACCGCTCGGGTACAGCCGCATCCATAGCTACGTTTATCAGCGGTCAGACAATGAACATTAGTGGTTCCGCGACATCTGCCACCACTGCTACATCAGCTATCACTCCAACATTCGCTGGGGATGCTACCAGTAGAGCCGACATTACAACCCGAGTAGACTCGGGCTTCTACGAACACGATAGTGGCACTCTTGCTGAAGGATGGCCTACGAATTCTGGTAGCTGGCACCATTTACTTGCCACAACTCACTCCAATGATGCCAACTACTATTCAATGCAATTTGCGTCTACTTTTTATGACCAAGGAGTATTCTACAGATCTACAAGTGGATCTGGCTCGACTGCATGGAGCAGAATTGCACTTTATGACAATGCATACGGCGCGGAATTAAGAGCAACAGTTTTTAAAGACAATAATAATACCGGATATTACGTCGATGCTGACTCAGAAAGCGTTTTAAGTACTCTTACTCTTTTTGCTGAATTGAACCTAAGCGCATCTGGTACCAATTATATTGATCATACCGGCACTATACTTTTCCGTAATCAAACTGGATATGCTACCACCGCATCACTCACAACTGGTGGTATTTTAAGTGCAGCAGGGGACACACGAGCACCTATTTTTTACGATAGTAATAACACTGCTTATTATCTTGATCCTGCAAGTACGGCTAGTAACGCAATGTATGTTGCTGGCGGCATACATGTTTCAGGTGGTAACGTTGGTGGCAATGGAATTATTCTTGCTGACGATGGTGACATTGTTGACTTGAATGATGGTTATTGCGCAATGCGATTCTCAAATGGTGTCCGTGTTCACGCTGGAAATAGAAGCGGTAGTGCTGTTAGTGCATTGACAAACGGCGGCGACATTATTGCTTCGGGTAACATTACAGCATATGGTTCTCCATCCGATATAAATCTAAAATATAATATAGAGAACATTCCAAACGCTCTTGAGAAGCTACTTACACTCAACGGTGTAAACTTTAACTATAAGAAGGATGGCAGCCGTTCTACTGGGGTGATTGCCCAAGAAGTAGAAAAGGTTCTACCTGAGGTGATATATACTGCTACAGATGTAGAAGGCACCGAAAACTTCAAAGCGGTTCGCTACGGCAATATGGTTGGCCTTCTGATTGAAGCAATCAAGGAACAGCAAGCGCACATAAATAGACTAGAACAAAAAATCAACTCTTTGGAGAATAAATAATTATGACACTTACATATACTTGGAAGATTAAGAGTCTAAAGAAGCAGGATGATCCTTCTGCAGAACTCAACGACATCATCGTCCAAACATATTGGGAATGCACAGGAACAGACACAGCTAATAATAGCGGAACATTTAACGGGGCAACACCTTTTGAACCAGATCAGGTCGATGCTGATAACTTTACATCATACGAAGATCTGACCGAAGTTCAAGTTCTCAGCTGGATCCAAGCTGTTGTCAACGGCAATCCTGGCTATAAGGCTCACATTGATGAGCAGATTCAGAAACAAATTGATGCAATCGTCAAACCAATGATTGAAGTCAATGCCGGTGCCCTACCATGGGCCGAACCAAATGCTAATTCAACAACAACCGCCAATACATAATTTAAGGAGAATATATTATGGCTACTAATCCAGAACTCGACCCGAAGCTTGTTGAAAACCAGCAGGCTCCTCAGGCTCCTACTGTAAATCTTACTGTAGAGGTCAATGAATTGAACATCATCATGGGTGCACTACAAGAACTTCCGCACCGTGTGGTGGATCCAATGCTTAAGAAGTTGTTCCAGCAGGCACAAGCACAGCTAGGACAACCACAAGGTTAATAGATGACATTACCCACTACCGGACCTATATCACTAGCTAACGTCAACGTTGAGCTTGGATTATCGTCAACTGCGACTATATCCTTGAATCAAGCAAATGTACGTACGCTGGCTGGTATAGCGTCCGGTACTATTTCATTATCTGATCTGCGCGGTAAATCTAATGCCCCGACTATATCTATTAGCCCGGGGAGCTTGTATACACTTAGATCAGGTGCCGGTAGCGCTACTAGTGAGACAGCAACCGCGACTGCCTCCGGAGGTGCTGGGGGATATACTTACGCTTGGACACTTGTCTCGGGCGATAGTTATACAATTAATAGTTCAACATCTGCCTCCACTACTTTCACTACCACGCTTGCTAACGGCCAATTGAAGAGCGGCATCTATCGTTGTACCGTAACAAGTGGTGGTGTTACGGCATCCGCAGATATACAAGTAGACTTCGAGTCGATTGATATCTAATCATAAAGAAAGTATATTATGAATCAGTTATGGCAATTTTGGCACGCATCTTTAAGAGATGATCAAATAAAAAGCATTATAGATATTGGAGATCAATATCCTACAGCCAATGCAGGCCTCGGGTTTGATGGATCCACACACAATGAGGGAGCCAGATCCAGTGAGATCAGGTGGATCAATCCCAATGATGGACCGAGCAAGTTTGTCACAGATGTGTTGTGGTATTATGCAAACGAAGCCAATAGGAATGCTTTTGGATTTGACATCACATATCTACCAGACATTCAGTACACAAAGTATACTGCAGAGCAGAATGGCAAATACGATTGGCACCACGATACGTTCTGGGCGAACCCAACAGCGTTTGATCGTAAACTTTCAATTGTGATTCAGCTGTCTGATCCTTCCGACTATGAGGGAGGTAATTTCGAATTCGATCCTCAACACCCTCAGCTTCCTGTAGATCAGATTAGAGCAAAAGGCTCCGTGGTTGTCTTCCCTTCGTTTCTTACTCATAGAGTGACTCCTGTAACTAAAGGCGTGCGTAGGTCACTGGTATCGTGGATTCAAGGTCCTAAGTTTCGATAAATAGACGAAACGAATCTAGGAATGTATCAAAATGGCTGTACCTACAACAAGAGCTGCTTTCAAAGAATATTGCCTTCGTAAGCTAGGTAAACCCGTAATCGAAATCAACGTCGACGACGATCAAGTCGAAGATCGCATCGACGAGGCTTTGAAGTACTACTGGGACTACCACTTTGATGGCACCGAGAAGATCTACTACAAGCATCAGGTCACTCAGCAAGACATGAACAACAAGTACATTACGCTGCCAGAGAACGTTCTGGGGGCGGTAAACGTGTTTTCTATTGGCGATCCATCAATGACGTCTGATGATATGTTCAATATCCGTTATCAGATTGCATTGAACGATCTCTATACACTGACATCTGTTTCCATGGTTCCATACTATATGGTAATGGAACATCTCGGTCTTATCACCGAGCTTCTTGTTGGTAAGCAGCCTCTACGGTTCAACCGTCACACAAACAAATTGTATATTGACATGGATTGGGGCTCACTGGACATTGGAGTCTTTCTGTTGATCGAAGCGTATGAAGTTGTAGATCCTAATACGTATACAGATGCATGGGGCGATAGATGGCTTCAGAACTACACCACTACTCTGATTAAGAGACAGTGGGGTTCTAACCTAACAAAGTTCACTGGTATGCAACTTCCAGGCGGCGTCCAGTTCAATGGCGAGAAGATTTACGACGATGCAACTGTTGAGCTTCAGAAGATGGAAGATGAAATGATCTCTTCCTTCAGTCTTCCTGTCACTGACATGATCGGCTAAAGGTCCCACTTTATGGTAGCTTCGGTATACTTCAACAACTTTGGCGCATCTAACGAACAGCAGCTGATCCAGGATCTAGTTGTTGAATCTGTTAGAATGTACGGCAACGATGTCTACTATTGCCCGAGACAGATCGAAGATCTAGATGAGATCTACGGTGAGGATTCCCTGTCGATCTATAACTCTGCGTATCTTGTTGATGTATACATAAAGTCTGTTGATGGGTATGAGGGGGACGGTATCTTCCTGTCCAAATTTGGTTTGCAGATCCGCGATCAAGTAACGTTCTCTATTGCAAAGAGAACTTTTAGTGATGAGATTGGTAGCTATATTGGTAAAGAAGTTCCCAACGAAGGGGATCTAATCTACTTCACATTGAATCCTGGTAGACCTCAACTATATCAAGTTAAGTATGTGAGCGACAGAGCTATATTCTTCCAGCTTGGTGGACTTCAAGTTTATGATATGGTATGTGAAGTGTATGAGTATTCGGGCGAAAGACTTTCAACAGGTATTACCGAGATAGATTCAATCGAGCGCGAATACACAACCAACATGTCTGCATTCAGCATCCTTACTCAAGATGGTTATGCTATTACTGATCAAGAAGGATACCATATTGTCGAGGGCGCGTATAATCTTGACTCACAAACACACGACTACAACTCCGACAACCTAGAAATTCAAGCCGAGGCTAATGACATCTTTGATTGGTCTGAAGTTGATCCATTCAGTGAAGGAACAGCATAATGTTCGGTCAGACATGGTCACATAACACAATTCGCAAATACATCATTCTATTTGGTACATTGTTTGATAACGTGTTTATCAACAGAGAGAACTCGACGGGAGCTGTTGTACAGACTCTAAGAATTCCTCTCTCATACGGGCCAAAGGACAAGTATCTTGCTCGTGTCAATATGGATGTCGGTAGCAACAGCACTGCTCTTAATCAGCCTATTGCAACTGTATTGCCAAGGATGGCGTTCGAACTTACCACAATGGCATATGCTCCAGACCGTAAGCTGAATACCATCAATAAGATTCATAAGAAGTCGAGCACCGACAACAACCAATTACAATACCAGTATGCTCCTGTTCCATATGACTTCACCTTTCAGTTGTATGTGATGGTGAAGAATGCTGAAGATGGTACGAAAATCATTGAACAGATTCTTCCATACTTTACTCCCGAATGGACCGCCACTGTTAACCTGATGGAAGACATCAATGGCACGTACGATATTCCCATCATCTTCAACGACATTTCAACAGAAGATACATATGAAGGAGAGTTCACTCAGCGCAGAGCTCTGATTCATACTTTGACATTTACGGTGAAAGGCTTCTTGTTTGGCCCAACTCGTCGAGCAGAGATCATTAAGGATATAGACGTTAATATTCGTATTCCTGCTTCTGATGCAACCCCAATGGTCGCTAATACTTTAGTTACTCCAGCTGTAACAATCAATATTCAGCCAGGATTGCAGGCTAATGGATCACCGACATCTAATGCCGCTCTTTCAGTTCCCTTTAGTGACATCGATAAAGATGATAACTATGGATTCCTGATTGACTTTACGGAGAACATGTGATGTCCGAAATAGATGATGCTCTCGGCTTGAATCCCATAAGTAACGTTACTCCTTATAGGGATATAAATCAGTATCCCGCGAAACGCAATGATAGTCAACAGGAAAATGACCTTGATTTCGCGAGAGAGAATCTTTATGATGCGGTCGTAAAGAGCCAAGCAGCAGTCGAAGATATGATTCTGATTGCTCAGCAGTCTCAGCATCCCAAAGCGTATGAAGTTCTTAACTCTCTTATCAAAACGTTTGCTGATGTGAGTTCGGGTATTGCTGATCTGCAAATTAAGAAGCAGAGGCTCCAGGGTAAAGTTCAGGATGATCAAGACAAGATAGTGAACAATAACCTATTTGTAGGATCGACAGCTGATCTACAGAAGATGCTACAGGATCTGAAGAACAAAGATTGATTTGAGTAGAGGATTACCGAAACACGAGTTGTTATAAATAATTGTATGAAAACAACACCATATACCTATCTGATTGGCTGGTCTATTCATAGCAAATACTACTATGGGGTTCGCTACGCAAAGAATTGTGATCCCTCTGATTTGTGGGTAAAGTACTTTACCTCGTCAAAGTTAGTAAGGGATATGCGCGAGTTACACGGCGAGCCCGATGTTGTTCAAGTACGCAAGACGTTCGAAACAGCTGGTCAGGCTATATTGTGGGAGCACAAAGTACTAACACGTTTAAATATACTTACTGAGATAAAGTGGTTAAATCAATCAGTAGGTGGTGTAACAGCTATCCAGCAGCAATCTTCAGAACATATCTACAAGAGAACTTCGAATAAAAAGCATCATCCTAAACAGCGTGAAATTGCATTGAAAGCGTTACAGAAGGCATGCGCAGTTAATACAGGAAAAAGGCAATCCGAAGCCACACAACAAAAGAAACGTGATACCTATAGAACAAACATTGAAAAAAACAAGATCAGTGCGCAAAGATCGCCGTGGTGTAGATATTTGATAGACGGCGAAGTTTACGTTGGTAATAAGGCTATAATGGAAACTTTCAACATCTCCGAGCCTACAATATACAACAGGGTTAAGAACCCCAAATATGACTGGAACCGCATCGATGGGTAAAGGATCAGATGGCGGATATTTAGGCAACCCCCTGCTGAAGAAGTCAAGAAAGAAGATCAGCTGGACGCAGGAGATGCTTCAGGAGTGGCTTAAGTGCGCTCAGGATCCTATATACTTCGCAGAGAAATACATCAGAATTGTTCATGTTGATCACGGATTCATTCCAATAAAATTGTATGACTACCAAAAAGAAATCATTGTTAAGCTCTCTAACAACCGCCGGGTTACAGTGGTCACCAGTCGCCAGGCTGGTAAGACTACTACAGCGGCTGCGATTATATTACACTATATTCTCTTTAATGACCACAAGACCGTAGCGCTACTTGCCAACAAGGGCGACGCTGCTCGGGAAATCCTCGATCGTATTAAGCTGGCTTATGAAGCTCTGCCAGATTGGCTACAACAAGGTGTTGATGAGTGGAACAAGGGTTCGATCACTCTCGAGAACGGTTGTAAGGTTATTGCTGCTGCGACTAGCTCATCTGCTATTCGTGGTAAGTCTATCTCCTTACTGTACATCGATGAAGCTGCGTTCGTTGAGAACTGGGACGAATTCTTCGCTTCGGTTTTCCCTACAATTTCATCTGGTGAAACGACAAAGATTCTATTCACATCAACACCTAATGGATTAAATCACTTCTATAAGACGTGTGAAGGTGCCAAGCAAGGAACCAACGGCTATCAATATGTTGAGGTGCCTTGGCAAGAGGTTCCAGGGCGCGGTGAGGCCTGGTACAAAGAAACTCTTGGAGCGATGGACTTTGACTACGAGAAGTTCGCTCAGGAATTCGAATGTGCGTTCCAAGGTTCATCTGGCACGCTGATCTCTGGTGCTTGCTTGAAGACTCTTGTTGCTAGAGTCCCCATTGCGGATCAGGGTGGACTGACTCAATATTACAGACCTGAAAAGGATCATAAATACGTCATAATAGCTGACGTATCGAGGGGAAAGGGTCTCGACTATTCAGCCTTTTCGGTTATCGATACTACTATAATGCCATATCAACAATCGTGTGTCTTTAGAAACAACATGATTACTCCTCTCGATTATGCGGGGACTATACATAATATATCTAAGATGTACAACGACGCAGTTATTCTAGTCGAAACGAACGATGTGGGAGCTCAAGTAGTAGATTCTCTTCATTACGACTATGAAAGTGAGTTGCTAGTATACACAGAGAATGCTGGTGCAAGAGGAAAGAGAATCTCTAGTGGGTTCAAGAACTCTGAGCGAGGTGTAAGAACAACAAAGACAGTCAAGGCAATTGGCTGCTCAATGTTGAAGTTGCTTGTTGAACAACACCAGTTAATTATTAACGATCACAATACTATTTACGAATTGTCAAGGTTTTCAAAGAAGGGCTACTCATACGAAGCCGAGCCAGGATGCAATGATGACCTTGTAATGGGTCTCGTGTTGTTCGCATGGATGTCGGATCAGCAGTACTTCAAAGATTTGACTGACATTAATACACTACTCAAGCTGAGAGAGAAATCTGAGCAAGATATGGAAAATGAATTGACACCTTTCGGGTTTCTCGATACAGGCCATGATAATGATTTTACACAGGTGCTAGAGGTCTCTCCGGAGACAGCCTCGTTTGAGCAACTCATGACACTGTAGTCTACTAAATTATAAATATGATAGCTAATTAAACTATAAAGCCTCTTAAGGGAGATTAACATGGCGGTACAAAATTTTGGTTCAGGCGGTGGCGGATACCAAGTAAGCCCAGGCATTAATATTTCAGAAATTGATCTTACAACGGTTGTTCCACCAACATCCACCACTGTAGGCGCTATTGCTGGTGTATTCCGCTGGGGTCCAGTTGGTGTTCGTACACTCGTAACTTCAGAAAACGATCTGGTAAGAAAGTTTGGTAAGCCAAGCTCTGTTAACCCAGAAACATTCTTCACAGCAGCTAGCTTCCTTGGCTACTCAAATGCTCTTTATGTTTCGCGCGCTGCAAACACATCTACTGTGTTTGCGGCTATTGCAAACACAGGAGCGGGTGCTACTGCTAGTGCTACCAATACTGTTAAAAACCGAGACGACTATGATTCGAAAGCTGCATTCAACGGCGACCTCGAGTACATTGCAAAGTGTCCAGGAGCTCTAGGCAACTCGCTTAAGATTTCTGTTTGCGACTCAGCGAATGCCTACACCAATACAATCGACCTTCAGTCAAACACAGTTGGCGACGGTAACACCCAGTTTCAAAACTCGCTTCTGACTATAAACGTATCATCCAACACGGCGAGACTTCGCATAGCTAACACGAACGCTGTTGGTGTTACAAACACACAGGCACAGACATTTGCTACATCTGTTTCAGCTCTGTTCACGGTTGGTGACTTCATTGAAGTCGGTAACACATCGATTGGCAAGCAGTCGCTAAAGATTACAGCGATTACAACTGCGAACGCAGCTAGCGCCGCGGTTGAAGGCACATGTGACATTACACTGTCGCTTGCAGATCCTCTTAAGCTATCGACAAACATTAGCTCAAACACTGTTGCGCGCTACTGGGAATATTTCAACCAAGTTGATCAGGCTCCGGGCACATCAACGTTCCAGTCCCAAACAGCCACTGGTAATACATCAGCACGTGATGAACTTCATGTTGTCGTTGTAGATGAGGATGGTGAATTCACAGGCGCACCTGGTTCCGTACTTGAAGTTTACAAGGGAATGTCACGTGCTACAGACGCTAAGAATTCTGATGGTTCCACAAACTACTACAAGAACGTTCTTAATGAGCAGTCACAATATGTTTGGTGGGCATCGGATCGTACAAACGCTGCTTCAGCAAATGCGGCGTCTTTGACTTCATCGACAAACACAAAGCCATTAACGCTTTCATTCGCTGGTGGTGTTGATAACGATGAATCGACTATTCCATTTGCTGATACAGCTCGTGCATACGACCTGTTTGCTTCGGCAGAAGAAGTAGACATTTCCCTACTTCTGACAGGATCCTCACGTGATGGTGGTACAAACGGAGAGCAGCAAGCTAACTATCTGATCGACAATATTGCTGAAGTTCGTAAGGACTGTGTTGTGTTCGTATCACCTCAGAGAGCAGACGTTGTTAACCAGACAACTGCAGCGGCTCAGAACATTGTCGACTTCCGTAACTCAGTTCGCTCTTCATCGTTTGCGGTGATGGATTCGGGCTATAAGTACATGTATGACAAGTACAACGATGTTAACCGCTACGTTCCACTGAACGGTGATATTGCAGGTCTCTGTGTTGTTACAGACAACTCACGTGATCCATGGTATTCGCCAGCAGGCACAAGCCGCGGTCAAATCCGTAACTCAATCAAGCTAGCTTTCAACCCTGCAAAGGCCGAAAGAGATCTTCTTTACAAGAACGGCATCAATCCTGTAATCTCTTCGCCTGGTGAAGGTACGATTCTGTTTGGTGATAAGACGCTACTTGCTAAGCCATCAGCATTCGATCGCATCAATGTTCGTCGTCTCTTCATCGTTCTTGAAAAGTCGATTGCTCGTGCTGCTAAGTCACTGATGTTCGAATTCAATGACGAATTCACACGCACTCAGTTCCGTAATCTTGTAGAGCCATTCCTACGGGATGTTCAAGGCCGCCGCGGTATCACAGACTTCAAGGTTGTTTGCGACGCAACAAACAATACAGCAGAAGTTATTGATTCCAACCGCTTTGTTGGTGACATTTATGTCAAACCAGCTCGTTCGATCAACTTCATCCAGCTAAACTTTGTTGCTGTAAGAAGTGGTATTGAATTCTCCGAGATCGTTGGCTAAGAGATAAATAAAGATACAAGGAGATCAATAAATGGCTTTTAATATCAACGAGATGAGAGCAGGTCTGGCGCTGGGTGGGGCTCGTCCCACCCTGTTCCAAGTCGAACTCACTAACCCTGTTAGCAATGTATCGGATGCAATTGCACCGTTCTTGATTCGTGCAACCACTCTTCCTAGCTCGACAATCAACGCAATCGAAATTCCATATTTCGGTCGTAAGATTAAGATTGCCGGAGATCGCACGTTTGATACATGGGCAGTTACAGTCATGAACGACGAAGACTTTAGAATTCGTCACACCATGGAATTGTGGCACAACCAAATTAACTCGCTACAAACCAACCTTAACCTGAATGCAGATTCATCCCCTGCTAACTACAAGTCAACAGCTCTTGTTACCCAGTTTGGTAAATCTGGCGACCAGCTTCGTAGATACAGATTCAATGGCATTTTCCCAACAGAAATCTCAACCATCGATCTTGATTGGGATACGACAGACGCAGTAGAAACTTTCTCGGTCACGTTTGCATATGATTGGTTCGATGTGGATGGTGGTAATACCGGTCTATTGGGCTAATTACTATATAATATTATAAGAAAGTGAAGCATGCAGTTATTTGGCTTTGAATTTAAGAAAAAAGTAGAAGAACCAGCCTCCGTCTCCTTTGCTCCTAAGCAAAGTGATGACGGGGCGATGGTTGTTCAAGGTGGCGGTGTCTATGGTACATACGTCGATCTTGATGGTTCTATTAGAACCGAAACCGAACTCGTTACAAGATATCGTGAGATGTCTATGCATCCCGAGATCGAAACAGCTATTGATGATATTGTAAACGAAGCCATTGTCGGGAACCCTGAAAAGGAACCCGTCGAAATCAATCTTGACGATCTCGATCAACCAGATAGAATCAAGAATCTTATTGCTGAAGAATTCAAGACAGTTTTAGGACTACTGCATTTTAACGAATACAGCTATGATACCTTCCGGAAGTGGTACATTGATGGAAGATTATACTATCATGTGATTATTGATAACAAGAATCCAAGAGAAGGTATCAAAGAGCTTCGCTATCTTGATCCTAAGAACATCCGTAAGATTCGCGAGCAGAATAAAAAGAAAACCGAAAACGGTGTTCCTGTTATTCAAGATGGTGCAGAGTATTACATCTATAGTGACAAAGGCTTTGTAAAGGCCCCAGGAGCTACTACATCAAATGCTCAAGGGATCAAGATTGCTAAGGACTCGATTGTTAATGTGATGAGTGGATTGACCAATCCTAACGGAGACCTCGTTCTTTCTTATCTTCATAAAGCAATCAAGCCACTAAACCAACTACGTTCGCTTGAAGATTCGCTAGTCATTTATCGTATCTCTCGTGCTCCAGAACGCCGCATCTTCTACATTGATGTCGGCAATCTTCCTAAGATGAAGGCAGAGCAGTACGTTCGTGACATGATGGTTCGTTTCAAGAACAAAGTTGTTTACAACTCTGACACGGGCGAGATCAGAGACGACCGTAAGTTCATGACGATGCTTGAAGACTTCTGGCTTCCGCGTCGTGAAGGTGGTAAGGGAACAGAAATTACTACCCTGCCAGGTGGTCAGAATCTCAGCCAGATTGATGATATTGTGTACTTCCAAAAGAAGCTATACAAGTCACTGAATGTTCCTATCGGCAGACTGGAGCCAGAGACAACATTTAATCTTGGCCGGTCTACTGAAATCTCCAGAGACGAAATCAAGTTTTCTAAGTTTGTAGAGCGTCTGAGAATGAGGTTCTCACAGATCTTTACAAAGATCCTAGAGCGTCAGCTTGTGCTCAAAGGTATAGTGACGTTAGAAGAGTGGCCAGAGTTTGCTCGTGCTATTAGATACGATTACTCTATTGACAATTACTTTGCAGAACTCAAGGAAACAGAAATTCTTCGTGATCGCGTTTCCATGCTTAGAGACATTGACGATTACGTAGGCAAGTACTACTCTAATGAGTGGGTTCGTAAACACGTTCTTCATCAGACAGAAGAAGAGATCAAAGACATTAACACTCAGGTTGATGCAGAGAAGGCTGCTGGAATTATCCAACCAGATGATGAAGAGCAGGCTTCACAGACGCAACCTAGAGGAACATAAATAGTTAGAATGGAGTTTTTATGACAGACTATACAACAGCAGACATTCTAGATTTTAGTGCGGCATCACAGCCTCTAAAGGTTGCAGATGCTTTTGATTCAGTTTTACGCGCAAAGATCGAAGCTCAAATGGACAGTGTTCGTGCTAACTTTGAGCAAAGTGTCTTTGCAAAACCTGACGATGAAGAATTTGATCCGCAAGATGATGATTTAGACCTGGACGATGTTGATCTCGATGATCTTGACTTAGACGATGTTGACCTAGAAGATCTCGACGACTTAGACTTAGACGGGGACGACACCGATGAAGACGCTTAAACAATTTGCTGAACAGACAGGCTATCGTAAGGTTAAGTCGCCTGATGAGCAGCGCTTTGTCGACAAGCACGAAGCCGAAGTTAAGGCCGACCGTGCGGGTAACAAGGACGATGTCTTTAAGGCAACTAATATCAAGACGGTCGAACGCAAAAAAGATCGCAAGGGGTATGATGCGGGAGACGACGAAAAGGTTTACGAAGCCATGGATGCTGCTGGTCGTTTTGACCACCACCATCGCCATGCCAAGGATCTTCTCAAGTCGATCTCTCAGCACCTAAAGACTCATGCCGCTGAAGCTGCTGCTCATAAAGATCATAAGGGTCGTAAGGGTCCTCATTGGGGTCATACTGGCTCGATGGAGCACATTGCAACTCAGCTTAGCAACATCCACGATAGCCTTGCTCGCACCGGCGAGTATAAGATGCATGAGGATGTAGAGCTTGATGAAAAGACGTTGACTCCTGCAGAAATGAAGAAGCGCGAAGAAGTAGCCAAGGCTATCAAGCGCGAGAATCCAAAGATGCCAATGGGTAAAAAGATGGCTATTGCAACTGCAACAGCTAAGAAGGTTGCAGAGGATCTCGAAGCTGCTATCAGCGGTCTTTCGCCACGTCTTCAAGAAACAATGAAGACAGCATTCGACAAGTTGCACGAAGACAACCAAGTTAAGTTTGCTGCAGCATGTGCCACAGAAGAAGGCCTCGAAAAGATGGTTGCCTTCGCTATTGAAAATAGAGGTGAATAATGCCAGCAGTCATCACATCTAACAAGAAGAACACATCACTTGTTGTTCACGTTGCTTCTTCTAACAGCGGTAACATTATTGTTGCTGGTAACTCTTCTACTACAAATGTCAACGGTACAAGCGTATGCGTAGCTGTTAGTGACGAAGTATTGACAGGTGCTTATATCACCCAAGCTGTCTGGGGATGTGACGGCACGGGCCACATTCAGATTCTTCGCGGTGCTAACTTGGTAGCTGTGTATGACTCGACAGGTCAACACGAATATGCTGGTACAGGCATGCCCATCAACCTTTATCCTACAGCTAACGTTGTAGTGAATCTGATCGGTTCAGCAAATAGTTTCATTACTTTTGAGCTGCAGAAGACTGGCGCCTTCACATCAGAATACATGCAGAGCTAAGGACCAATCAATGAAACTGATCACTGAACTGAACGAGTCTATCAAGTACGTTACCGAAAAGACGGAAAGCGGCAAGAAGACTATGTACATTGAAGGTGTATTCCTTCAGTCAGAAATCAAGAACCGCAACGGCCGCGTTTATCCTAAGGCAGTTCTCGAAAGAGAAGTCAATAGATATAACGAGCAGTTCGTTCAGAAAGGCCGCGCGTTCGGTGAGCTAGGACATCCAGATGGTCCTCAGATCAACCTCGATCGTATCTCTCACATTATTGAATCTCTGAAGCAAGACGGATCCAACTTCATTGGCCGCGCAAAGATCACCGACACTCCTATGGGTAACATCGCTCGTGGTATTATTGAGTCAGGTGGCCAGCTAGGTGTATCGACTCGTGGTATGGGTTCAATTAAGCTAAATAAAGAAGGTGTGAATGAAGTTCAAGACGACTTCCACCTTGCGACAGCCGCAGATATTGTTGCCGATCCTTCGGCTCCTGATGCATTTGTGAACGGTATCATGGAAGGTGTTGAGTGGATTTGGGAAAACAACATGCTCATCGCTCACCGTGCTAAGTTACAAGTTGAACAAGCAGTTCGCTCACGTAATCTTGAGACCCAAAAGTTAAAAGTTTTTGAGAATTTCATCAATTCAATATCAAAAAGTTAAGTACAATAAATATACAACTAGATTAAATGTATCTAAAAGGAGTCAGAGAATGGCAATTAAAGAATCATCTGAAATCGAAGAGAACAATGTTCTCGACGAAACAGCTGCAGCCGATACACTGAAGCCAGGCGCTGGCTCGGTTGCTGGTGACGTTGGCAAGACAGAGCTTATGGCATCTGTTGTTGCTACAATGGGCGGTATGTCGAAAGAAGAAATTAACAAGTTCCAGGCTGTGCTTGCTCAATATGGCAAGAACAAGACACCTGGTGGCACAGTTGACAAGTCAGCTGCAAACAAGGCATCGATCGCTGCTAAGGGTGCAATGAAGGAAGACGTTGAAGAGCTTTTTGCTAACGACGATCTTTCAGAAGAGTTCCGCGAAAAGGCATCGACTCTTTTCGAAGCTGCTGTTAATGCACGCGTAGGTCTTGAAGTAGCTCGCCTTGAAGAAGAATTCGAAGAAGCTGTGCAAGAAGTTGCAGAGCGCATCGAAGAAGATCTAACTGCTAAGGTAGACACATACCTCGACTATGTTGCAGAGCAGTGGTTCGAAGACAACCAAATTGCTATCGAATCTTCAATGAAGGTCGAAGCTGCAGACAAGTTCATCGATGGTGTTAAGGCTCTATTTGCAGAGCACATGGTAGAAGTTTCTGAAGAAACAGTGGACATGGTAGAGTCTCTTGAAGCTCGTGTTCTTGAACTTGAGGAACAGCTAAATGAGGAAATCAACGAAAAGATTGAGCTCACAAAGCTAGTTGAAGAAGCTGAAAAAGAAGCTATCTTCGATGAAGTTGCGGAAGGCCTAGCCGCTACTCAGGTAGAAAAGCTTCGCACTCTTGCTGAAGGCCTAGAGTATTCAGACGCCGATGCATTCCGTCGGAAGGTCGAATTGGTCAAAGAAAACTACTTTGCCCCGAAGAAGACTGCTACTTCTTCGCTTGTAGTTGAAGAAACCACAGCTTCTTCTGTTGAAGAACTAACTGAAGAAGCTCTCGTACGCGTTGATTCGGGCATGCAAAAGTATGTTTCCGCAATCGCAAAGACCACAAAGAAATAATTATTATAAATAATTAAGCAATTAAAAAAATCCAAAGGAGGGATTACATGCTAGCTGAGGAAGTACAAAACAAGTGGAAGCCTGTTCTAGAACACGCTGACCTTGACCCAATTAGAGACTCACACCGCCGTGCGGTAACAGCTCAGATTCTCGAGAACACCGAAATTGCTCTCCGTGAATCAACACAGGCTTTTGGTGGCCAGAATCTGCTTGCAGAAGCTACACCAGTCAACGCAACCGGTTCGGCCGTTGATAACTTCGATCCAGTTCTTATCTCACTGGTTCGTCGTTCAATGCCAAACCTCGTAGCTTACGACATCTGCGGCGTTCAGCCAATGACAGGTCCAACTGGTCTTATCTTCGCAATGCGTGCTCGTTACGCAACACAAGGTGGAACAGAAGCATTCTACAATGAGTCGAACACAGGCTTCTCGGCAAACCCAGAAGGCAACACAACCGTTAACCTTCCTGGTTTCCGTAACGTTGGTACTGTTCCAGGTACTGCAAACAACGCCGAATCAAACACCTACAACTACGTTCGTGGTGTTAACACAGCATACGCAGAAGGTTGGGGCAACTCATCTGTAGCCATTCCTGAAATGGCATTCTCGATCGAGAAGGTAACTGTTACAGCTCGCTCACGCGCTCTGAAGGCAGAATACTCACTCGAGCTTGCACAAGATCTGAAGGCAATTCACGGTCTTGACGCTGAGACAGAACTTGCAAACATTCTTTCGGCTGAAATCCTTTCGGAAATCAACCGTGAAGTTGTTCGCACGATCAACGTAACAGCTGAGCGTGGTGCTTCAGAAGGCACAACCACAGCAGGTATCTTCGATCTTGACACCGATTCAAACGGCCGTTGGTCAGTTGAAAAGTTCAAGGGTCTGATGTTCCAGCTCGAGCGTGAAGCCAACCAGATCGCCAAGGGCACCCGTCGTGGTAAGGGTAACATCGTAATCTGCTCGTCGGACGTTGCTTCCGCTCTGCAGATGGCCGGTGTTCTTGACTACGCTCCTGCTCTTAACTCGAACAACCTGAACATCGACGACACAGGCAACACCTTCGCTGGTGTTCTGAATGGCCGTATGCGCGTTTACATCGATCCATACGTAACTGGTAACTACATCACTGTAGGCTACAAGGGTTCGTCAGCGTTCGACGCCGGTCTGTTCTACTGCCCATACGTTCCACTACAAATGGTTCGTGCAGTCGATCAAGACAACTTCCAGCCAAAGATTGGCTTCAAGACCCGCTACGGCATGGTCGCGAATCCATTCGCAGACGGTACTTCAGAAGGTCTTGGTGCTCTTACCAAGGATTCGAACAAGTACTATCGTCGTATGATTGTTAACAACCTTATGTAATCATAAGAGTTGGGTAACCAACCAAACTAAGGGAGGGGGGTCGAAAGATCCCCCTCTTTTTTTGTTGATAAATATAGGACAAGGAGTATAATATGTCGGTAAACAATCAACCAACAAACATGAACTTCCTATCGCCGGTAGGGTATAAGTTCCTGCTGTCGCGTGCTCCCAATGTAGAGTTCTTCGTTCAGAGAGTGTCACTACCTTCTCTTGATCTACCCGTGGCTACTCAGTCGACCCCATTCGTCTCCGTACCCAAGCCTGGCAATCGCCTCGAGTTTGGTAATCTAACAGTCACTTTCAAGGTAAACGAAAACCTTGATAATTATCGAGAGATTTACAACTGGCTAGTTGCACTTGGTAGGCCTCAGAGCTTCAATCAGTATACGTTAGAGGATAGACCCTTCAAAGCCACTGACGAACAGAAAGATACTACCGTATCAGACATTACTTTGACGTTCCTTACGAGCGCAATGAATGGTAACATTGAATTCACAATGCGTGATTGCTTCCCTACTAACCTGACGGATCTAGAAGTCGATTCAACAGTATCAGATATTGAATACATTACCGCCACGGCTACATTTGCTGTCAGAGATTATATAATCAACGAAATCTAGTTGACCTTTGTACAATTATCTAGTATGATGATATGTAGTTTAAGGAAGATAAGGTTTGTTATGAAGATTGAAGATATCCAAGGTCTGTGGTCGCAAGATGTTAAGATCGACCATACCGAGCTTTCGCATGAGGCGCTGCGCATTCCCTCATTGCATAGTAAGTATTACAATATCTTTAGCCAAGAGCGTCTCCGTCTCCGTAAGTTTGAGACCGAGCTCAAGAAGCTCAAGCTAGAAAAGTATGAGTTTTTTACACAAGGACCCACACCCGAAACACACGAAAGGGGTTGGAAGCTGCCTCCTGTTGGTCGGGTTATTAAGTCAGAAGTCAACAACTACATCGATGCAGATGACGAGATCATCACCCTGACACTGAAGATTGGTATTCAGCAGGAGAAGGTTGATATGCTTGACTCCATTATTCGCTCATTGATCAATAGAGGATTCCTGATCAAGTCTGCTATCGACTTTGAAAAATTTAAGGTAGGAATGTAATTGGAAACCGTACACTTACAGCATATCAACTCTGTTCACTGTAAAGTGATCACAGACACATCTATTCTGATGGAGCTGGCGGATCATTTTACATTCTTCGCAGAGAACTACAGGTTCAGTCCGAAGTATAAGTCTCGGATGTGGGACGGTAAGATCCGTCTGATCAACAGATTGACTGCTACAGTGTACGCAGGACTTGCAAGACACATTAAGAAGTTCTGTGACGAGCGTGGCTATGGATTTACTTACGATCCTCAGTTTCAGCATGACAATGTTTCAGTAAGTGAGACTATGGATTTCATCGAATCCTTAAACCTTCCTGAACACATCCAACCCAGAGACTATCAGATCAAGAGCGTTATTAAGTGCCTCCGCTCTAAGCGCAGAACACTTCTCTCTCCCACGTCTTCTGGTAAGTCACTAATGATCTATATGATCTCTCAGTGGTATAAGAAGAAGACTCTGATCGTCGTTCCTACTATTGGTCTTGTCACACAGATGGCAAATGACTTCAGAGCCTATGGCTATAAGGGGACTATGCACGTCTCTACAGATGGTCTTTCGAAGTCGAATACAATCGAAGAAGACATTGTCATCACCACCTGGCAGAGTATGGACAATGGCAAGACGAAGATGCCAAAGCAGTGGTATCAGCAGTTCGAAGTTGTTGTTGGAGATGAGGCGCATACCTGCAAGGCGGCGACCTTGGTCAAGATCCTGTCAAACCTTGACAACTGCCAGTATCGCTTCGGCACGACAGGGACGCTAGATGATCTGCCACTAAACAGAATCACAATCGAAGGTCTATTCGGACCACAATATCAGGTTGTCACTACCAAGGATCTGATGGAAAGTGGTCATGTTGCCAACCTTAGGATCAAATGCATCGTCCTCAAGTATCCAGAGCAGGCGTGTAAGGATATGCGGGGCAAGACTTACCAGGAAGAAATTGACTACATTATCTCCAACGAGGAACGTACTAAGTTTATCAAAAACCTGGCGTTGTCATTGAAAGGAAACAAACTTGTATTCTTTAGGGTTATTTCTCACGGTCAAGCCATATCTGATTCCCTTCGTGATAGTGGTATTACTAACCTATTCTATATTGATGGTGGTGTGTCCGGACAGGATAGAGAAGCTATTCGAGTTGCCGTCGAGGATGAAGAAAACGCTATCATTGTGGCTTCACTCGGTACGACGTCGACAGGGGTAAGTATTAATAAGCTACATCATATGATTGCCGCCTCTCCTTCGAAGTCAAAGATTAAGGTGCTGCAGTCGATTGGTCGTATGCTGCGTCAACATGAATCCAAACAGGAGGCTGTTCTATATGATATTGTAGATGATATGACGCACAAAAGACAGGCTAACTTTACATATAAACACTTCATTGATAGAACGAAGATCTATGAGAAAGAGAACTTCGACTACAAGATATACACGGTGGGATTGAAATGATTATTACATTACTTTTGTCTTCGGGAGAAGAACTCGTCGCTGAGTTGATTCGGCATGACGAAGTAGGAATACGGGTTAGAAGGCCTCTACGTGTCGAGCCTGTGGAAATGGGTGATAGACAGGTAACCAGACTAAATCCCTTCATGTCACTCGAGGATGGTGAGGAAACCATTCTCTACATGCGCCATGTCATAGCTACTTCAAAATGTGCTCATAAAGTTGTTGACTATTATACGAAAGCAGTGGATAAGATGTATAACGGTGGTTTTACTGAAATAGATGCAGATACTAGTGGCCGTGTAACCGTAGAAGAGATCCTATCCTTGATGAGTGGAAGAACAAAGATACAATGAAAAAGCAAAGAGCACATTATGTCGACAATAAGCGTCTTTATGGAGAGATGATTCATTTCATCAATAGCTGTAAAGCGGCCGAACTCCAAGAGGAACACCGCCCAAAGATTCCGGAATATATTGGAGAGTGTATCTTTAAGATTGCTGTCAAGTTGGCTACCAAACCCAACTTCTCATCCTACACGTATAAGGATGAGATGATCTCTGATGGTATTGAGGTGTGTATTAGATATCTGCACAACTTCGACCCAGAGAAGTCTAATAATCCATTTGCCTACTTCACGCAGATCATCTACTACGCTTTCCTTCAGAGAATTCAGAAAGAAAAAAAGCAAGCCTATATCAAAGCTAAGTCGTTTGAGAACTCTGCTATCATGAACGAACTCGTCGACGATCCTACAGGCAAGTTCTTCAGTCAATATCATGCTATCGACTCAGACAAGCTAGCAGATCTTGAAAGCAAGCTCAAGCCAAAAACCAAAGCAAAGGC